AGCTTCAACATCCAAACCGTGCATAGACTGTGCGTCTTGAGCGGCTTCAAATGTCCAACGAGCTGACAACTTACGTGTCTAAGCTTCTACAACTTGTTTCAAGATCTGAACATTGATACGGTTACCTGCAACGCCTTCTAATGCGGCTGTGCTAGTAGCTTGACCAGTAGATGAACTACCAGAGTATGCAACGGCAATTTTGAATGGGCTTAGTGCTTCGTCACCAGCGGCTGTGGATGTACCATAGCTTGATGAGTCAGTTTGGTTGTCTGCATAACGCACACGTAATGTGTGAATCTGAGCAACTGGGCCTGTCATTGGTTGTACACCAATGATTTCGTTAGCAATAACAGTTGGCATAACGCGACGAATAACTGGAAGAATTACACGGTTAAGTGTAGCTACGTTACCAGCTTGAGTTGCGCCACCAGATGCATTTTCTGCTAACATCTTGCGAGTGTTTTCTAAGATTACGCTCATTGAGGTACGCTTAGAGCCTTGTAAGCCTTCTAACAGGGCTTCTTTTGTCTCGCCCCAACGGCTTTCTAATAATTGTTGTGTCATTTTATTTCCTTTTCCTATTTAGGGTTTAATTAAGCCCTGCTAAACGCTTCATTTCAAAAACGTTTGACATTACGTCAGGCGCTTGTTGATTTGTAACGGCAGTTTTAGCAGTTTTATCACCAGTAACTACTGCACGACTTTCTGTTAATACGGCAGCTTTAGGGGCCACTGTGTTCACAGAACTGTTGTTCAATACAGCTGGTAGATACTTTTCGTATGCTGACTGCAATTTATCAGTCTGCACACTTTCAAGAAGGTCACGCATAATTGCTGACTTTTCTTTATTTAATGGTTTCAGCATTTCTGCAAGTTTGTCCTTGCGCTCTGCTGATTCCTTAATAATACGAACTTCACGTTCTTTTGATTCAACTAACACATTCTTTTCTTGGATTTTCTGAACTGCTTCAGATAATTTACCAGTTACTAATTCAACTTGTGATTGTAACTGACGGATTTGTTTGTTCTCATTTAAATGAGTACCAGCAAATTCGCTTGCGAATGCTTCGAATAGACGACGACCAAACATGTTTTCACGTGCCGATGTAATGTCTTCTTTTAGTTGAGTCAATTCTGACTCTAACGAACTGGTTACAGCCTCTTTAACTGCGGCGGCAGATTGTTTTACAAATTTGTCTTGTAGTTCAGCTAACTTAGCTTTACCTTCAGCAACCAAACGAACCTTAGTTTCCACTACGGCTTTTTTGTCTGCTTCAAATTCTTTGATTTCTTCTGCTAAAGCACGGATTGTAAATTGCTCAAGTTTGCCAATGGCATTCTCGTACTGTTTACGATCTGCACGTAGTTCTTTGATTTCTTCAGCTAGTTTGCTAACCATGAAATTGTTGAACTTACCTGCGCTTTCGACCATTGTGCGTTTAAATGCAACACGGTCTTCCGCCAATTGTTGTTTTTCGTCTGCGAACTCTTGTAGTTCAGCAGTGAGAGACTCAGTTACCATTTTGTCTAGAGCTTCAACCATAACTTGCTTGTCATGTTGATAACGTTGACTAAATTCTTCACGTAGTTCGGCACGAACTTGTTCTTTGGCTTCGGTAATACGAGCTTCCCAAGCTTCAGAAATTTCTTGACGAGTTGCTTCGTTAATAATTCCGTTATCCAACAATGGTTTGATAGCATCTAACATTGGATATTTCTCCTATAGTTTTAAATCTTTGATAAAGCCTTTAACGGCTTCTTTCAGGTACTTCTGTACTTTTTGATCTTGGCTAGCTTCACGTGCTAGACCAAATACTTGTTCGCCGCCTCGGTAGTTCATCAGACCTTCATAAATTGCTTTAGGATATGCATGAGGAGCACTGGGTTGCGCTACGATGTCTACGGTAATGATCTCATAATCACTAACGTGTCCACTACTTTCATTTACCTGCCCGGATCCACGAGAACTAACGCCTAGCTTAACACCTGATGTAATCATGGCTTCTACTAGTTGTCCCATAGCAGTAGGTAAAATCTTTAATTTACCAAAACCAGCTGGGCCATCCATCCACATTTCTGTGATCATATGGCTAACTCGGTCTAAGTTAATTTTTAAGTCGTCTGGGTGATCTACTTCGCCTAGGACGGAGTAGCCCTCTTTGATTTGGTTATTAATAGTTGAAACAGCTTTTTCAATTTCGTGAACAGGGTATACACGTTCGTTAGCGTTTTTGACGCCTCCTTCGATGAATACCCCCTTCATATAGAGATCTTTTTTCTTTCCGTCTGCAGACTCTGTAGATTCAACTACAATGCCTGCCCGGTCAAAGGATAAGTTCTCTTTTAGGTACAAAGCCATTATCGTTTCCTAATTACTTTTTGCCAGTATTCTGTACTTGTACAGATTTCTTAGCTACAGGAACGGTACCACTAGTTGTTTGGCCTTCTTTACCGTGTTCGGTGCTATATTCACCTTCTTTAGTTTTGAAGCCAGACTTACCAGCGTTGCCGCCAGGTGTGTTTACGTTGCCTGATTTAATTTGTTCTGGTTTTGGTGAGCTAGGAGCACTTGTACCATCTTGGTTCTGTGTTCCACCTTTGGCCATATTGGCTGTACCACCAAAATCTGCGCCTGGACCAGTGATAGACTTGTTGTTTACACTAGTTTTTTTACCAGATGACCCAACTGCATCACCTTCGGAAGCGCCTGATAAATTCATATCTTGAATTTTATCAACATACTCACGCATTAATTCGCTTGTAGATTTTTTGCCTTCAGTTTTAGCATCTTTTTTAGGCTTGTCATCTTCTTCGTCATCTTCTTCGTCATCTTCAGCCGATGAACCTTTTTTACCTTTGTTGGCTTTTAACCACTCTGGTTGTTCGCCTTCCATCATTGTGTCTTCAGCAGGCATTTCTGGTTCTGCATGGTCCATTCCTGGCTCTTCGGCACCCATTGGTTCTTGTTCTGAACCAGTATCGCCCATGATTTCATCAAACTTGGCCAATAGCTCGTCCAACTTGGCATCAATGTTCATTACTTTATCATCAATGTTGTCTTCTGTTGGGTTACTAGCATCATCAGTGTTATCATCAGCTGGGAACGCACCGTCGGGGTTGCCATCTTGATCGTCATCGCCATCAAGAGTAAATTCGTCGCTGTTTGTTTCTTCGTCTTCGCCCACAGATTCTTCGTGGCTAATTTCGTCAACCATTTCACCAACTTGGTCGCCGTGTACACGTTCTTCCATGTTCTCTTCGTCCATGATAGATTCGTAAATGTCGCGGGATTTTTCTACTACAATATCGTGAAATAATTCACGAGCTTTTTGATCTTCATCATTAATGATGTATTCAATTAATTTTTCAAACTTGTTCATAAGAACTCCTTAATAAGTGGCTTTGTAATGTTATTTACACAAAACTACATATATTAAGGGTTAAATGGGCTGTTTTTGACTGGGTTGTCGGAGATATACCAAAAAATATGGTATTTTATACTGGTCCGGCCGATTCAGCCGATACTGCATATTGTTTTGCTACTTGTTCTAGTTTCTTTTCGTGTTCTACTTTACGCACATCATGACTTTGACGAAGTTGATTTAGGTGTGCTAATGTAAGTCTAGTCTTGCGACTATCAGACATTTTGCTCACACTTTGATCATCTTTTTCATTGTGATAGCCTGCAGGCGCAGGGTCGAATAGTTCTAAAATAAACATAGTATTACTATTTACCCTTTTTAATATTAAAGTGCTGGTGCTGGTACACCAACCCCTGCAGGACCATCTGCGCCTGGGGCGCCGCTTAGGTCTTCACCTCCGCTGGCATCGCCGCCTTCTGGGCCTAGTCCTTCAATGTCACTTTGAATGCCACCCGGACTTACACCAACGCTACGAAGTCCTGGTGCATCAACTGGTGCTGTTTCTACATCACCTTTTTCTTCTGCCCAGGCCATTTCGTTTTCTGCAATTTCTTGTTCAGTCATGCCTAAATAACGCTTCATTAACCAGCGTTTGCTTAGGTAAGGGTATGCTTCTAGCTGTGTAAATGTAGCAATTCTAGCACTATCTATGTCTGCTTGACGATACTGTGCAAAGTTTTGTGGCGGATTAAACTGTAGATCAAACAAGGATCCATCAATGTTAAAGCCTCTCCAACGCATAAACAGCTTGAACTCTGCATCCAATCGGTCAGCAATCATTGATTGTAAACGCAAGCAATACTGGTTAAAGCGCCATTCTTGTATAAGTGCTGTACCTACACGACCATCTGTATAGGCCGCTGTACCATCTTCAGCTGTAGTTGGCAAATAGCTACTAGGAATACGCAAACCACGGAATAACTTGTTGGTAAAGAATCGCAAGTCTGTAATTTCACCTAGGTTAGCACCGCCAGGTAGTACATCAACACTACTGCCACGACCGTCTGCTGTGGTTGGGAAGAAATAGTCTTCGTTTGTACTTAATGGATTGTATGTGGCATCCATCATGTTGGCATTGCTACCTGTTCCGCTTTGCGTAGGAATACGACGTTGATGAATTTCGTTTTTAATACGTTCAACAAATGCCATGGCCATATGACTTGGCATGTTGCCCACGTCAATTTTGAAAATACGGCGCTCTGGAGCACGTTGTACACGATAGATAATAATTGAATCTTCTAACAATTCTTTTTGCTTGAATACTTTAAAGATGTTTTCTAATACACTATTACCAAACGGCCAAAATACGTCTAGGCCTTCAGTTAAACTCACATGAACAATGTGTTCTGCGTTGATAGGAGCTTCGTTTTTGGCATGACTAAAACGACTTCCACCACCAAATGGTGTTTGTGGTTGCACATAAGCACCGCTCGGGCCGCCAGTTTGTGGATGGTTGGTATAGGTGTCTGTTGTTGCTACTGCTGTAGCTGTTAAGTTTTGAAAGTTAGGGTTTAAGTCTTTGATCAAATACTGCTCAGGCTTTTTGCCTTCACCTTCGTTGACAATAACTTTGGTAACTTTGGACATTTCTGTCCACATCAGTTTAAAGTTTTCTGGATCACGGATGAATACTTGATCTCCGTACTTTAATGTATTACGTACAATTTTAAATGAACGTTTGTTTAATTCGTTCAAGGCTACCCATTGTTGTAGCTGTTCTTTTAAGATCTTGACTTCGTTGTCACTGGGAGTTTCTTTAAACTTTAAGGTAAACGATGTATGGTTCTCTTCATTCTTTTGAGTCATAAACTCAGCAAGAATATCTAGTGCCGCATTGACTTCGCTGTCCATGTCCATTTGTTCATACTGGTTATATCGCTCAACGCGATTTGGATGTCCAATATAAACTTCAGGTAATTGACTTTGATAGTTACGCATGCCTGGGTCAGCAATGCGTCCGCCACCCAAGGGGCTGATGTTACTAGGTAAGTTACTGGTTTTAAAGTATTTTTTCCAACCGGCCATATAATATTCTCTGTTATGCTATATTTATAGCTAGTTAGGCAACTGACCTACTAATCTTTTCCGAATAATCTCTGTTATCTATCATCACCGTTAATAACTCATCAAGTTTTTCAATTAGTTTACCTGTATCCATTTTAATTGGTATAGTACGACCATCTGGTAGCGGAATAACTGCTTCTGGACCTTCTTCTCCAGCAATGCTCACTCCATCGGTAATACCACCTTTGGCCATTTTTTGTATATGCCCGGGATCGCCAGCAACGTCTCTAAATCCAAATTTGGCCAATAATCCGCTTGTTTTTAATTTTTCATAATCACTTCGGTCCAGGTCTAACGCAAATCCCTGTCCGTGTGGGTCGGGTCGGCCTGGCGGGGTAGGAGTTGTAAGGGATCCAAACTCTGGGGTTGTTACTGTAGGATTACCAGGGCCGCCACCAGCTTTTAACCAGGCCGCATAAAATGCCGCTTGCTCTTCAGGACTACGATACGATGAAGTAATTTTAACTGGCTGACCATGTTCTGCTATCATTTTTTCAAATGCGGCTCTTGCATCTGGGTTCATGCCAGCATAGTGTAAAGCATCGCCTGTTTTGCCGCCTTGGAACTTTAATAATTTGCCAACATCTGCCGATCCGGTATCACCACTACCGAATGTCTTATTATACCATTGGCGGAATAGTTCCGTTCCGCCACCAATAATGCTGCCACCAATTCCGCCTGCCGCGGCGATTGGTAATGCTGCCGGGGCAGTAATACCTCCAGCCAATGCCGATGCGCCCATGACTGTCGCACCTATAGTCCCAACAGTTACGGCTTCAGAACCAACTTTGCCCCAATCGTACCCTTTATCTTTTGTATTGCCTGTTGACGTTCCATCAATTCTACGTTTTAAATCCAATAACGATTCAACGGTAGTAGTAATTGCGCCAGTTAATCTTGAACTGCCGCCAAACTGCGCTATTAATAATGCAGTTAGACCAGTTAGTGCTGTTGCCATTTTTGCAACGTCTGCTATATTTTTTGCAGTTATATCATCCATATCTTGATGTGATTTTGTTTGCTTCGTCAATAATAAGGCTAAATCTTGCCCAGCTTGATCCAATGGCTTCTTTAAATTTTCAAGTACACTAGCAACGGCTTTTGGAAGTTCAGCTTGTTTACCTGCTGTATCTAACGACTCTCGTACTCCATTTACAATAGCTTTTGTTATTTCTTCGCCCTGGTAAGTGCCAATTTTTATTATGTTTCTTTGATTAGCAGTTTGAGCATCTATTAGAGCTCGTCCATTTGCAGTAATGTCCGATATAGCTCTTAATCTGGCGGCAGTTTCTAGACCAGTTGTTTCAATAACTTTATTAACTATGTCAGACTGAACTCTAAAGAATGATTGATAAACTAATCCCGATTGAGAAATAACTCGCCCGTCGTTAGCAATTCGTTCTTTATATAAATCAGCGGCTTGTGCGCCGTACGTCCTACGCATTATTAATTCATTGTCTAATACTGCCTGTGCTTTATTTGTGCCGTTCCTTGCATCCTCAATTTGAAGATCTCTAATCTTTAATCTAAACGCAATATCTTTTTGTGCTTCTTCTTGTTCTTTCTGTGCCTGCTCAACACTTAGGCCTGTCAATTCCTGCAAGGCCTTTAAGTTAGTCAAGTATGCGGTTGAATTTTTTGTCAAGTATGCTTGTGTTGTAGCCGCATCTGTTCCTGCTGCCGCTACTTGTTTTGCCCATCCTGCTAATGCGCCGGCGGCTTTGTCATACCCACCATATAGTACTAGTAATTTGTCATTGGCCTTAAGAGCCGAGGCACTAAGTTTACCAATTCGCTCAGCTGACTGCTGGACAGTTCCGCCCATTGTTCCCAATGCTTCTATATTATTTTTAACAAATCCTGCGTACTGGTTAATCCACATACCAGCTTCTTTTGAACTTGTTGATAACTCACTAAGTTGTCCACCAAGTGTTAAACCAACGGCGCTTATTTGATTATAACTGTCAAGATATGCCTGGCTCATTTCAAGTTGCATTCTACCAACTTGAACTGTTATATCTGCGGCGATCCCAACAAATTTAGCTAAACCTTCTGATGCTTTTCCTAAGCTAAATCCAAAAATAGAAATACCACTGAGCATCAATCCCATTGCATCTGCAACAGTCTTAACAACATTACCCATTAACTCTAATGTCGGGACAACTCCGGTAAATGCTTTATCACTAGTAGCAAAAGAAGATATAGCAGATAACGATTGAGTAGTTAATCCTTGTAAATTCTGTAGTAACTTTTTAACACCTGCTTCGCGTTTTTTAGCTAACTCGTCGTCTATCTTTTGATTTTTAATTGCAGATTCAGATGCGGCTTCTTCAACTTTAATCTGATCCGCAGTAACCCGAGCCATTTCTTTGGCTTGATCTATTGCTACACCTTGCGCCCGCAATTCTTTTGCAATTGAATCAGTTAATTGTCTATGAGCACGAGCTTGTTCTATAGCTTGACGTGTTGCAGATTTCACAACCGCATCGGTAGAATCGCGCATTTTACCCAGTCCATCGGCTACTCCTGGTAACTCTATTCCCAGACGTTTGAGTGCTTCTTCTACTTTTGGATCAATGTCCATATTTTATTTTCACCGTTAATTACTGTGATAAGTACACATATATCAACTATTTATGGAGTTCTATTATATGGACAGTTTATCTAATAACCCGTTAACAAAGCATTTTAGACAGCCGATTTTGTACGTACGATTACCAAGTCAAGGGCGTTGGTGGTCAGATGGAAGTATAGAATTGCCAGTTACTGGAGAAATTCCAGTTTACGCAATGACTGCCCGTGACGAAATTACAATGAAAACACCAGATGCATTAATGAATGGTTCTAGTACTGCATCTGTAATTGAAAGTTGTTGCCCAAGTATTAAAAATGCGTGGAAAATGCCGTTGGTTGATTTAGACAAACTATTAATTGCAATCAGACTTGCTAGTTATGGGAACGAATTAGACTTTACGTGCTTATGCCCGGTGTGCAATACTAAAAACGAGCGAGGACTTGATTTATCAGTCATGATTGATAAAATTGGAATAGGCAATTGGGACACTCCAATTAAAATAGCTGATTTAGAAATTTCGTTGAAGCCACAAAGTTATGAAGAATATAATAAAAATGGTTTACTTAATTTTGAAGAACAACGTATTATGAACTTGGTACGTGACACTGATATGCCCGACGATGAAAAAACAGCAAAATTTGAAGAGATGTTTAGAAAATTAATTGAAACTGGACTTAATCAAATTAGTAAAAGTATTGGGTCAATTAAAACTAGTGACGGCATTGTAGTAGAAAATGTAGAGTTTATTACAGAATTTTTAAACAACTGCGATAGATCTGTTTGGGAGGCGGTCAAAACCGCACTAGAGAAAATTAAAACTGAAAATGCATCGTACGCCAATATTAATATGGTATGCTCTAATGAAGAATGTGGCAAAGATTTTGTAACACCGTTTGTTTTTGAACAGACAAATTTTTTCGGCTAAGGCTTTTGTCATTATCTAACGATGAGATTGTTGAGGAGTTAAGTCGACTTGACAAAGATGCAAAAGCCATAAAAAAAGATCTCTTATCAACCTGTTGGTATATGCGAGGCAGTATTTCTTATAATGATGCCATGATGTTATCATCTTCAGACAGAGAAATTATCAACGATATTATTAAAACTAATCTAGAAACAACTGAGAAGTCGGGTTTACCATTCTTCTAATTGTGTGTTGTTTCATTTAAGACTTACTGCGTAAGTCTATCTATTTCGCTAAAGCTCATAGATACTTTTCTTCTTAGAACATTTATTTAGAAGTATTGTTGTTTTTTAGTATTATCCAGATTAATTGGTCACACTTTGCCCGCACAGGGCAAAGTTAAGATCTGCATTATCCGAGTAGCACAGTCACTTAGCGTTAGAACTATAATTGTCTATAATTAACTATAATCTACTATAATTAAGTATAATCAATTTCGCAGGCGGTTGTCCGGTACCTACTCATTCTGTCTTACACAACGGCAGCTTAATACACATACGCTAACATATATATTAAACCTGTACTATCGCTAGTACATCTTTTTAGCCATATCTAGTTCTTCAAACAATCAAACCGCGGCAATTGGCGATCTTCGTCCTGTTAAGGATAGTGATTGAGTGCTTGCTACAGCGGCAAGACTTCCGTCCCTCTTATTATCGAGTTGTCGTGAGCACACGTTTTTAAGCCTGTGCGAGCCAATACTGTTTGGGTGATTTTACTAATTAGACTTGTTGTCTGAAGAACTATATCTTGTTGATAATGTGTGAGCCATGTACACGAACTTGTATGTGTCCGTTATAATAATCGTTACTTTCTAATACTCTGCGAGCAAATTGTTCTCTCGCTTCAATATAACTACATTCTGATTTTGATTTACAATAAAAGAGTACTTCTCTGCTAAAGTTTTCAACGCCCAATTCTAACACATCTTTTGTTAGTTCTGGGCTAGAGCCATAATATGTTTGCCAATCTGAATCTGTTTTACCTCGAATTTTTTTACGCTTCTTGTTACCATTTTTTAGTTTAACCATTTTATAGGTGGTTTTACTAAATTTTGCTAATTTTTTGCCAATATACTTCCTGCCGGTTAGGTTATTTGTGATCAAATAAACAAAACCAACACAATCTTCGGGTAAAGTTTCTACTTGAGTATTTTCGTAAATCCATGACATGCATAGTAATTATGACAATTACACAATATCACAAATTTTTCTCGTAAATCCAACCCAAATGCTGTGTTTGATGTAACCAAGTAAAAATTGGAGTAGTAAACTCTAACTTCCACTCGCCGTTCCAACTTAAATAATTGCTGTTCGAATGCCACCTACCTGCGGGATAGTAAACACCCCTGTACAAAAAATCTTTAAACTCGTATCCCTCTATTGTAATGTTCTCAACTATAATAGCTTTGTCGGCAATAATTTCATTGTCTATGGCTATAGTGTCGGCATCTTCTTTGTTAGTAAACCCAACAGTAATACAATGTGCGCCATCCTCTAGCTCAACATCAAAATTATACGCCCGTTCTTCGGTTAACACACCTACGTCTTGTAATTCTTCATCTATTTTAAGATAAAACTCGGGCCAAGTATTTTCATACCCAACAGGTTTTAGTGTTATAGCAAATTGTAAATTAGTAACCATTTGATTCAAAATAAGTTTGTAGCATTGGAAAATTCTTAACTACGTTGTTGTTACGCATAGTGTCTAGTTGCTTGAATTTTAACACACTCTCGGCTATAAGGTCTGGGTCTTGATTGCCTAATGCTAAACTAGCAATGGCGGCACGTATTTCAGATATTAAATTTTCTATTACGTGTGCCTGATTTCTAAAATTAGTCAATCCTGTTATACGACACGCACTTAGCGATACATAATTATCAAGTTGAATTTGAAATTCTGTTTGTAACTGCATCTTTATAGAATCGGGCAACAATCTAATCTGTTGCCATTTTGGATCTGTTGCAAAATAACTGTCTATTAAAAAATCATTGTCTAAACACCAATCAATTAACTGACTATAGTAATTAATGGTCAGCAACGTAGGCACAGTACGCACAACAAACGCTACATTTTTTGGTGCAGTGGCTTTAAAATGTTTTATATTGCTTAATATAGTATCAATACTGCCACCATATCGAACATAGTCATTGGAAAAGTTTATACTTTCTACACTCATACCAATTTCAACTCGTTTAAATTTACTTAATTTATCCCACAAGTGATCTATATTGTGCATACAGTTAGTAGTAAAACTAAAGCTAAAGTCGGTGCGGTTATTGGCAACAAACAAGTCAATTAGTTGTGTAAATCGCTTGTTTATAGTAGGTTCGCCGCCGATAATATGTAGGCTGACTAAATCAGTAGCAAGTAGTGTTTGACAGAAGTTATTCCATATTACAGGATCATCTGTCCAATTTAATCTGCGTGAATCCGTAATCCACCCCAATGCTTTATAGTCGTTGGCAAGTTTGTAGCTACTGTTAGGACTGCACATCACACAGGCTAAGTCACATTCATTGCCCAAGCTCAAATGGTAACTAACAGGTCGAGTAACAGTAGCGCCGTCATTGTCGAGGCTGTAATCAAATGCGGCCTTGTGTGGGCTTTGTTCAAAACTCTTATAAAAGTTTCGATCGTAAAACAATACACTCTTTAAGTTTTCTTTAATACGTTTGCTATGACTACCTAATTGATCTTGATGTTGGCAAACACCACAAGCAGGATTAGGCACGTCACCTAACTTACTTAATCGTTCGTCACGTAAACGACGGCTTTGCCAGTATTCCTCTACAGGGTAATTAAAGATGTTCCACTCTTTGCCCTGATCTGTTTGTGTAATAAGCTCGCTCATACAGCCGCACAGATCGTAACTACCATCATGATTGATATGTAGCTCGTACCACGGAATGTTGCAGAATATATCTTTATTGGGCATTTTTACATTTCAATAAGCAAATAGGCAATGGAGCAATTTCAAACCTGGTGTACATCTCATTCCACAAAGGATCATCTAGTATTTCTTTAAGTGTACGATTTTTAATACTTAACTGGTCGCGATACTTGTCTACAAAGTCGTTTTCCATGTAGCCACTATTAAACCAAGGACACGGAAATACTAATCCATCAACATTAATAAACATTTCTTTAGTGCCGTTGGCACAACGAGCCCACGGATGTCGTTCACGTGTATTATGAAACACAATGGGAATATGATTGGTTAAACTAACTGTATGAACTTCGTACTTGCTACTTTTAGCAACGTACCCACGTATTGGTTTCAATGGGTCAATGCCATTTATCAAATACATACCGTCAAACTTTGAACTAAGCACAGCTTCAAATGTATCAAATCCTAAATCTTGTGCTAAATCCTGTATCCAAGGCATTTTATCTTCGTTAAAATTAAAATAAATTGCAGACCAGTTCATTGAACAGGCACTTGCCGCCCGTAATGCTTTTGCACCTGCAATAATACTTTTAAAATCACTGTTTACTCTGTACCGCTCGTTTGATTCTTGATTCCACCCATCAACACTAAACGTAACTTTGTCATTACGACCTAGCAGTGATCCTAATTCGGTCCACCACAGTTCAGACTTATAGCTACCGTTGGTAACAATAACCAAACTGGTATTAAATCTAGATGTCTTAATGTAACGTACAATTTCTAAAAAGTCTCGTGCATATATTGGGTCGCCAATGTCGCCGCAAAATACTATTTCGTGTACTTCTTTTAACAAGTCGGCAGTAAATGCCCGCTGAAACTCTGGTAGACTAATTTCTCTGTTTACTAGCTCGGGTTTTAATTCCGTACGGGGACATCGCGGACATTTTAATGTACACTTACTGCTAATCTCAATGTGTATGCGATTGTGATTAAGTAATTTCGATGTCGGTGTTGTAACTTGTAAATCCATTTTCTTTAACTACGTGTAGCGTATTGTTTACACGCCCACTAAGTTCGTCTTTGTGTGATACTAACCAAATACTCTTGTTACTTTCCCTAGACATCTTCTTAAGGATAGCCAGTGAGTTTTCAACGCCGCTACTATCCATTCCCGAATCTACTAGCTCGTCGATGAACAACAAGTTAATTGGTTGATACAAACTTTCCCATACATCACGGAATGCCCAACTCAGTGACAAGATTAAACGATTACGTTCACCGCGACTCAAGTTGTCAAAGTCTAAATCTCTGCCTAACTCTGTGATGCTTGTAGTTAAATCGTTGTTAAACTTAATAGTATGTGGCAAACCGATGCGATCTAAGTACTGTCCCAATCGTGCGTTTAAGTAACTTAGGTTTTGATCAATGATACGTTTGCGGATAAAGCTATCTTTGTTGGTTAACAGTTTTAACAAGAACTCTTGATGTTCCTTGATATTGGTAAGCTCATTTATTACATCGTACGTAACTTCTTCCACTGCTGTAGATTGCATTTCAACAATTTGTTCTGCATAAGGGTCAGTATCATCTAATTTAGATGTAAGCTGAGTAATTAAATTATCTACACTAGCTTGGTGATGGATAGCATCGGCTTCTTTGTCATAAAATGTTTCGGGTCTCGGACCTAGTTTGCCCAACCCATCGTGAGCTGATTGTAGTTCAGCCAACATGGTAGCATGGGTTCTCTGATTCTCTTCTGCTGTTGATAAGTCTTTCTGCTTCTGTCCCAGTACTTGTTGGTGCTTCGTGTCATGGAATTCCTGCCCGCAGGTATGACACGTATGATTTTCCAGCGAAACAAGTTCAGCTGATGTTTTGGCAATAGCCTTTTCTTCTCGACCAAGATCCATCTTGGATCTCGTAATCGCCGACGATAGTTCGTTGATGTCCTTTCGGGTTTGATCCCAAGTCTTAAACGCCGAGTGTGCTTGAATTTCGGCCGCAATGTCAATTCTCTGTAGCTCTTCGATCGCCGTTTGTAGTTTCTGTATTTCTTCTGCATGTTTAGTGCTCCATAAAGTTTGTCTACGCTTCAATGAATCGATTTGCTCTTGTATACGAACGTTAGCATCAGTTACAGCCTTAATGCGAAATTCTTCTTGTTGTATCGCATCTTTAGTTGCTTTGTTCTGTTCTTTTAAGTTATCGGCTTTTTCACTCAATAGTGTAATGCCCAATAATTGTTCAATGATAGTACGCTGTTCATTTGCTTTAAGTGCTAAAAACGGTTCTGTATAAGTATTGAGCGCAACAATATGCTTGAACATGTCGTGGCTCATGCCTAGCATACGTTCTATCTCTGCTTGTGTTTCGCGACTGTCTCCTTGGGCATCATCAGTAATTTCTTTTTCTGTATCACCAACAAAGAACTTCATTGTGTTGGGCTTACGTCCACGTTCAATGCGGTAGTTGATACTGTCTTTTTCAAAATCAATTGTGACCATCATGTTCTTTTGGTTAGTCTTGTTGATTAAGTTATCTTTCTTAATGTTAGTAAGAGCATTGCCGTACATGGCATAGCTTAACGCATTAATAATTGTGGTCTTACCTGTTCCGTTCCTGGCACCCGAATCGTCTCCTCCGAGGTCCAAGTTTTCGCCTAGTACCAATGTTAAGTCTTGACGATCAAAGTTTACTGCTTGTGTAGAGTTACCCACACTCATAAAATTCTTAACGGTTAAAGTTTTAATTTTGAACATAGATTATTATTATACTACAAGTGTCATGGAGAAAGCAAGTCGTAACCCATGGCTTGGGCAATTTCGTTGTGAGTACTGCCAAAGTTTTGATTTCGAATATAGTCAAACCATTTCATTTTTTTGACAAACATCTTGCCGTCACTGCCAGCAGAGTTTTTAACACGATTGGCCAGGGCTTGTAGTTGTAGATTAGACGAATCCTGGTATTTGTTAATAACTAATTCACGTGCTCGGTCAGTCATTGAATTGATATTATAATACCGTGGAAACTCAAGAAAATTAAATTTGTATACTAGTTGATTTTGTTTGGCCCAGCCAAGTAGTTCATCTAGGTACAATACATTTTGGATGTTAACTGTTGGAAAGATGTAAACTTTAAAGTTCTCTGATTCTAACTCTTTAAATTGGAGTAAGTTGGCCTCAACATTAGACCATGCGCCTCCGCGAGTCAACTCAAATCTGGATCCAATGTCATCTATACTTACTGCTATATCAACTTCTTTGAACTTTTGTATGTTATCAATTATGTCGTTTGGAAATATACTACCATTGGTATTAAAGTGTAACCGTATGTGTTTGCAATGATCTGTATCAACGGCTGTTTGTATAAAAGTTCGTAGTTCTTTTAATAAAAACGGTTCTCCGCCAAAAAAGTCTAAATTTTCTATGGTGGGCAAGATATTATCCAATTCTTTCCAGGTATATTCTCTATACCCGTTCCATCGATTGGCAGCAATGTTGACAGCTATAGACGCAGAACTAAATTGTTTAACTTCGGCCGCAATCAATGAGCTGTTACTGGGATTACAAGTACGGCATTTGAAGTTACAGGTGTTGCTGGGCTTTAGATCCAAACTGCGAATTTGTACATCATCGTACCATCGTGAATTAAAATCCTGAGCATTCTTGCCCATGTGCCATTGACGATTGCTTGACAACCCTTGTTTTTCTAAACGCCAACAATGGTCACAACTGTCCGGACGTCCGCCGGTAGACATTTGTTTACGTAACAAATCCATTTTATCATTGTTAAATATTTCAACCAATGAACTTTCGTTTACGTTGCCAACAGGTACAGTATTAACACAGCACGGGTACACGTCGCCGGTGTGCCTGATTTCTAAATGACTCCACAGCAACGGACACACAGTATCAGCAAGTCGATATCCAGTACCTGGTGCTAGTGCATCTGTTATTTCATTTTGCCAAATACAAAAGAACTCACCGATATCTAATAACTCTCTAGCTTTAGCCACGTGGTTAACTAATTCTATATCTGGATAGTTGCCGTAAAACACAATACGCTCACGGTCAGCAAACGTATCCTTGCGTATACTTTCTAATAACTTATAAGCGGCTGTTGGCGTATGGCTAACTTCTGCAAAGTCAGCAAACACCAATAAGGTGTAGTCTTTTTCTAATTTGGCTTTTAATTCTTTTACGTTCATTGTTTTCTACAGTGACTTACGCATACCGGAATAGGCTGTGCGCTATCAAAACTAGTGGGGTAATTTGTTTGAAACACCGGGCTATTAATAATTTCGTTTAAGGTATGCGTGTGCAAACTTATGTTTGTGTAATCTTCTATAACATCATCTAGCTTACGATTAATTAATTTAGAAATGTTATGAGTGTGTGTTTGGTGCCAGCCCATCAAATGGCAGCAGGGCCATACTGTGCCGTCTGCGTAGATAGCAACCCATTTAGTATGAATAGCTTCGCAAGAAATTTTAGCTGTTTTAATATCACTTTTAAGTCTATGTTCAAAGTGTATAGGTTGCTCAAATGAAATGTCGCTGGGCTCAATGCGATGTGTAACTCGACCGTTGGCATAAACGTCTTGGTAGTTGGCATTAGTGAATCTGCCAGAAGTACGCAGGTAAAAACTCTTAAAGCCCAAATCTTTGCTTAGTTGTTCGGCTTCGGCAACTTGATGTTGGTTATGTTTAAAAGTGATATATTGCCAATGTGCGGTACCACCTGCTGTAATAAATGTTGTTGCATTTTTAACTACAGTAGCAAAGTCTACAGCCACACGGTATAAATGATTAGTGTCAGCTAATCCGTCAATGCCAAATATGACTTTGTCGTTGGCATCTAGTACGTCTGCTAACCCTTGCCATGTTGTACGTGATCCGAGTCCGCCGTTTGTGTGTATACTAAACTGTGCTTGCGTGTGCTGTTTCATGTAGTGTATTAATTCTACAAGATCGGGGTATGCTAATGCATCGCCTGTACTACCTTGGAAGTTGATACTGGTTAATTGTTGCCAAAACTCTACTGGAATTTGTTGTTTAATCACCGCTAAACTTAATTCGTCTTTGAGTGTACGGTTAACACTACCATCTGCAGGGGTGCGTAAACATTGAGGACATCGAGCCTGACATGTGTTTGTTGGCTCGATTTCTAGCCTGCGTAAATCCTCAAACTTGTACATAAAACCCTTAGAGGTTTCTATAGATGTCTAGCAATAAGTTCTTGTTAAACTGTTCACTGTCGATTGTGCTCAACTGGCTGTACACAATTTGATCTACAGATTCAAATTCTATGTTACCTTGTATTTCATAATCAGTTAAATCAGTTACCTTAGCTGGAATAATTGTAATTTCACGTAACTTATATGTTTCAATGAATGTTTCTTTGATAAAGGTAGCTTCTTCGTAACTGATATCAATGTCTAAATTAACTCGAACATGCATATTGGGTCGAAGCATAACTTCTGTGTGTTTGAGTACATCACTTAGTTGGAACACACGATACATAGGTTGATCGGGCCAAGCATGATATACAGGTTCTTTATCCCATTCTAGGATCATTAAGCCACGATCATCGTCGCCGGCGTCTGCATAGTTGTGTGGGAAACAATTACCTAGGTAAGTGATATTACCTTTAGTTTGACGTTTATGAAAGTGGCCAGAGAACACATGTTCAAATCCTTTCATATCGTTTTTAGGATCTACTTCACCGTGGTCCGGCATAGCAACCATGGCATTCATCAAGTACCCGGGCAATTCAAAGTGCCCAAACAAATATTTACCTTTTAATTTCTTTAACTTCTTGAAGTCATCACCTACCAGCCAAGGGGCAATAGTGACATCACCGATAGTAGTCCAATCGTTGCAAATATGGATGTTCTTGAGATGCTTTGCCCATTCCACGCTCTGTACATCTCTTTTATCCCGATAATACAAATCATGATTACCAGGAATAAAGAATACGGTTTCAAAATTATCATTTAAATGCTCCAGTGCTTGCAAGCTGTATTGAAGTGTAAGAATATTGATCGATGCACGATTATTGTGCCAATCGCCCAAGAACATGGCAGTATCGCATCCTTCTTCTCGAGCTTTGGCAGTTGCCCATTTAACAAAATTCAAACAGTCATCGTTGTGCGTTTGGCTGTTTGATTTTAATCCAAAGTGAATGTCAGTGAAGATCGCGGCCTTACGGAATAGATTAGTCATAGCTAATACTATACAGGTTTATTTTGATAATTGCAAGATCGATTTGCTCAATCGTCGTAGCCACCACCGTCACTGCCTGAACTAATTTTCATTCCCTGGCGTGTGTAACTTGGGCTTAGATTGTTCATTTCTAAAATATCATCTCGCAGATTCTGATTACGCTTCTCAATATTAAGTACTCGAGTAAAACTATTAGTAATAGCGGCAGTATAATAAGCAAAAGGGTTTTGTGATTTAAATTCATCAAATTGCAGTCCAATTTGCGATAATTGAAGTAGTGCTTGACTACGCATTTCATCGTTGTAAGTATAACCACGCCAGTTACTGCGTGTAGCGTAACGTTCGCACAATTTAATAAACATGTGTGCCAACTTAGGAGTCATTTTTCCGTGTTCACGGCTAAACTCACCCTTTTTAAGTGTACCCTTCCAGTGGCTCTTGCCCACAATAATTGGTTCGCCCGCATCGGAAACCTTGTAATGAAAGAAAGGGGGAAAGTTACATTTGACGTATTTGGTATTGCCAGCAATGTCTAGTTCATCATCGTCATACTCTGACCGAACTGGGGCGTCATCATCTAGTTCATATGCTTTGACAGCGGCTTTACGTGATTTAACATCATCGATTGGGATATGTTCCCACGTCATTACCCGGAACACTATATCTGTGTCTGCAACATCTTTGAGTTTGACTTCAAATTCAGCAAGTTTGGCTTTTGTACCATCTGCTGTAGCGGCTTCGTGCGCTAACTTAGCTAACCGTTCAGCGCGATCTTTACGAGCTTGCAGTATATTCTTTTTGTTTATTTTAGCAACATCTGGAAGAATCATGTCGTATGCATTATCTTCTATATCGTCAAAACAACAATACGATGTTTTGCTTTTGTGGATCTCTTTTAAAATATCTTTATTATTGAGATAGTTATTACGTGCCATTTAGTTGTTTCCTTAACAGTTAGTGCATACTAACATATTTACGTTTCAAAGGTCAACCTCTTTATAAAAGTAACATAATATTAGCCGTTTATATAAGGTAATAAATACTGTATAAACAGGATCTAATTATGCCAGTATTACCAAATTCAGTGCTACCAGGAGCCAGCGGCGGAACCGGCGGCTTTGGCGCCCAAATTGGCTCGGCAGTAACCTCCGGGCTACTGGGGTCTGTTGGACTGAGTGCCGCAAGCACCCGCCAAAACGTGGCTGATATGTTTAAGTACAGCGACAAAACAACAGGCCCAAGTCCAGTATTAATTTACCCAAATGCCTCAAACGATTGGCGTGTTAGAGTTAGTTTAGCACCAGGTAGTAATTACTTTTACAATGATCCTAGTAATATTTTATTAAGTCCATTAATCAAAGAGACAGGCGGCGGCACCAGTGCTATACAAGGACAAGTCAGCAATATTTTTGCCAGTGGCGGATCTAAGCGTGTAGGTGTTGTATTTCCCTATACCCCACAAGTAACCGTAACTCATACGGCAAGTTACACACCAGTTGAATTAACACACAGTAATTATAAACACTATGCTTATAATTTCTCAGAAGTTGCCGCAATTTCTCTTAATGCAACCTTCACAGTACAAAATGTAAATGAAGGACAATATCTATTGGCAGTAATATATTTCTTCAGATCCTGTACAAAAATGTTTTTTGGCGCAGACCCGATGGCCGGTAACCCACCTCCTATTGTGTATTTAAATGGCTACGGTCAATACTATTTGCCTAATGTACCTTGTGTAGTTACAAGTTTTAGTCACACTATGCCACCGGAATGCGACTACATAGATATTCCTGAGCCAGCCGCAACCAACAAAGGTTATAATCCGCAATTTCAAAATTATAGATTAAACAGCACCCGTATGCCAACTACTAGTACAGTAACACTGAGTCTGCAACCAGTTTACAGTAGATACGCACAAAGCCAAGGCTTTAGTCTTGCTGATTTTTCAGCAGGAGCATTGGTTAATAGGTCAGGCGCAGGAATGCCATCAAGCGCATTTGGTGCAACACAACAGCCTGCAAATGCGTCCAAGGGCGGACAAAATGGAGGATTCCTATAATGTCGGCGTCTTATAGTAAATCAAGTCTATATCATGGCACAAGTACGTGGGGACCATTTCTTGATGTGTGGTCCGGAAAAACAATACCAGCTGATGTAACTGATGCAGTATATCAAATTGATTCGGCATATAATCTTCGTCCAGATCTATTAGCATATGACATGTACAAAAATAGCGGATTATGGTGGGTATTTTCTGTACGCAATCCTGATATCTTATTAGATCCTTTATTAAGTTTTACATCTGGGACAATAATCTACGTGCCAACTCTGGCAGTAGTTAATCAAGCCATTGGGTATTAATCAATGAGTGTAAAAAAACCAATACCAACAGCATTAGTACCAAACCCGCTACATAAATTTGCATCGTACACCTATGCATTGAGTTTGTGGTGGCTTGATATCGACGATTATAATGGCCTAGCCAGCGAAGCTGACGTTAAAGGCGCAATGGAATACAAATTAACTAAGAGTTATGTATTGGCCGAAGATTCGGGGCTGTACCCTCGACAACGCTTGCCGGGAACAGGGGGATTAAATTATAACCTAAGTGATGTAGAACTAGTAACACATATACAACCAGCAACCGATCGTGGTCAGACCAATAATTTATCGTGTAAGTTTAAAATTACAGAACCGTATGGATCAACTTTGTTAGACGTACTAATAATGTACGGACTAGAAAAAGGTGTTGACTATATAGATCAACCATTCCTTTTACAAATTGAATTTTTTGGGTACGATGATCAAGGAAATCAAGTTCCAAAAAGCGAAACCGACAAATTTATGAAAAGATATCCTATTAAAATATCTGGTATGAAAGTAAAGGTCGGCGTAGAAGGATCTTCATATGCATGTACAGCAAATCCTATATCGTTTGAAGCATATTCATCGGTTAATTGTAAATTACCGAGACAGATAAATGTTGCCGGTGCAACATTTAAAGAAGTATTAGACGAACTAGCAAAAGAATATAACAAATATTATGCTACCGAAGTTGCTCTAGGACATAGAAAGTTTGCAAGCACATTAAAATTTGATATTGATAAAGATATACAAGAAAGCAAAGTAACTAACCCAAAGACTATGCCGTTAAGTCAAGTTACTCCAAGTTCTCAAGATGCGGCCCTTGGAAAAGCACCATTTATCTTTACTGCCGGCGAAGATATAAATGACATTATACAGAGATTATTTGCACAATGTTCGTTTTGGACCGACGACCAACTTGGAATATACCAAGTAAAGCCAGATGCCAATCTAGGTACTATTGTTAACACATATAAAACCACAGTACAAAGTTTAATACAAGGTACTGATGGCGGCGGCGGTGTCTCTACTGGTGCAGCCGCTAAAGACATTGCCCGCGGCAAATTATCTTACGCATTTACTTATAGAATACATCAACATGCAACCTTTGGCGGACGGCATACAATAGATCCAGGTCAATTCTCGGATGCTAGGCGGTTTGTAACTAAGCTGTATAATTATACCTTCACTGGGCAAAACACTGATATTTTAAAACTTGATATAACTCTCAATCTGGCATACTATACTGCTGTAATTGCGTATGCTAACAATGTTGGTGCCGGACAAGTTACAGCAGAATCTAAGAAACAGAATCAGGCAGAATATGTGGCGTCTAGTGGATATGCACTAACTCCAAGTTTTTTAATTAATTCAATATTACCACAGTTAAAAAATACTCCTGTTATTGCACCTACTAGGATTGAAACCATAATAAGTGACATGAGTATATCGCAGGGACTCAGAGGCCAGGCAAAATCTATCATAGGTATGGATGTGCTAAAGTCTAAACAACAAAAAACTGACGCAGACATGCTTGTAATTAAGCTAGACATTGTAGGAGATCCTACATTAATGAAACAAGACGACTGGTTATATAGTCCAAGTCCCAATACGTCAGGTGACTATAATAACTGGCATACTTTAAGTCAGGCTGAGTTTGCTAATAAATATGGCCACATCCGTATGGATATTATGCCAGTGGTAATTGGCCTACAGATCAATACTCCGGTTGATGCCGACAACGAATACTTAAATACTGGCCTAACATTTCCGCCAATGACTCGTAACGGTACTAGTAGTTCAGTGTTTAGCGGATTGTATACAACAACAACCATTAATAATGTATTTTCAAAAGGCACGTTTACACAAACTGTTAACTGTGTACGCATTGACAATCAAGAATACAATGCAGGTTCGGCGCCAGTAACCAACGGGTCTTCAGCAACAAGCACAAGCCAAGATAATCAGCGCGAATCAACAGAGACTAACAAAACAACTAATAAGGTTATAACACCTACAAAACCTGTAATAGTAACTCCGGTAGTTCCGCAAACATTACCTAGTATAGTAACTGGGAGGGACAATCCGTTGGCAACACCTGGCGGCATGGACTTTACCGCAGGAAACTTTTAAGGAATAATCAATAATGGCAACTAATGAAAGATATCGAGGTCCGAGTAAAACTGCAAAAGCAGACAGTAAGAAAACTGGCTCTAGTGTAGATCCAGGACCATACGAAGCAATCGTCCAAGGACACGTTGAAGGCAGTCGTATGGGACAGCTAATCGTTACTATCCCAGAATTTGGCGGAACAGTTGAAAACCCAGAAGCCGGTGGCAATTCAAATCAAATTGTTGTAAGTTATGCAAGTCCTTTTTACGGAACTACATTTGGCGCCGACGCAGGAACAAATCCAGATAGCGCATTAACCTCAGGACAAAGTTATGGTATGTGGTTTTGTCCGCCAGACATCGGTAATAAAGTATTAGTTACGTTTGTTGCTGGTGATATGCAACGTGGTTATTGGTTTGCCTGTATTTACGATAGCCCAAGTCATCATATGGTGCCTGGCATTGCTCGTAACATTGGCGGAAGCGAAAATACTAAGCCAACTGGCATAGGCGCATTTGACGAAATAATTAAAAGCGACTCAATTGCCCCGGTTAGTGAATATAATATATCATCGGAAGGCGCATTTGATGCCGACGGACTAATTAACACCCCAAGGTATACACACCCTGGTGCTATGTCATCATATGTTCGACAAGGATTAGATAGAGATAAAGTACGTGGTGCTATTAGCTCAAGTAGTATGCGAGAAGCCCCAAGTAACGTTTATGGTATTAGTACACCAGGGCGTAAAGCTACACCAACTGATCAAGCACCCGGAAACGATGAAGTTGTATTTTTTAGAAATGCTGGACATAGTTTTGTTATGGACGATGGCGACAAGGACGGAACAGATCAACTAATTAGATTGCGTACCAGTGCTGGACATCAGATATTAATGAACGATACTGAACAAGTTTTATATATTGGTAGTTCTAGTGGTAGCCAATGGTTAGAGTTTAGTCCAAACGGGTCTATAAATGTATTTGCCGGTGGCGGATTTAATATGCGTAGCAGTGGCCCAATCAACATGCACAGTGACACCAATATCACTATGTGTGCGCCACATATCAAAATAGATGCAATACCAAACATCAATAGTGTGGCTGGCCCAAACAAGCTGATCGCGGCCGCGGGCATTATTCCAAGTATCAGTATCAACTCATGGGGTACATTGAGTACCAGTTCACAGATGGCCACGTCAGTCAAAGCCAATGGACTAGTTAATATAAGCGCATATGGTGCAGTAAGCGTTGCCGCCGGCGGCTTATTAAAAATGAGCGCAGTTGGTGCCGCAAGCATAAGCGCAGGAGCCGCAATGTCAATTGGCGCTATGGGCATAATGGCCATAGATGGATCGGTGCTGTCATTGAATTGCGCCAAGGCCACACCACCGATACCACCAGTGTTTCAACTTCCGCCAATACCAAACAAGTTACCTGACACATCAGTTGTTGGTAAACAATGGATTTCTGGAGCCACAAAAGTAGATTCAACCTGTGCTATTGTTCCAACACATGAGCCGTGGGATCGTACAGCAATGGGCAACGGCAAGTTACAAATGGCCGCTGGCATAGCGCAGATGGCCGCAAACAGTGGTGGTTATCAGGCGGCAGCAAGCTTCTTATAATATGTTACAAAATATTGGACCACAGCAAGCAACCAAACAAGGGATAACAAATCCATTGCCGGTCAGCTGGCTGGGTCGAGCAGATGCACCGATAACAATGCCGGCTACATCCAGCATAGATAGATTATCTAATACCGAAGTTCAAAACTTAATAGCTCAAATTGCATATGATAAAAGCGCCTGGGATTACACCCTGGTGGGCGCAGACAATCGACTGGGAAGATATCAGTTTAGTACACAAGCATTAGAGATCTATGGATTTCTTGCTGTAGGATCTAACCAGCATTACGGAACAGATTGTGTAAACTATGCCAATTGTTGGCAATCAGGTTCAATTGAGTATAATATCACAAGTTTGTCTGGATTTTTATCTAGCAATGCCGCACAGGAACAGCTAGCATATCGGGCGGTATATGACCTATACAATGCGTTAGTGGCAAACGAAAGCATACAGGTCAATGACACAAACGATGTTGTTGCTGGCATGATTTATACAGGCTGGACCTTGGGTACCGGATCAAAGCCAACCATGACACAAATATCAGGGACTGGTGCGTATGCTTGGAGGTACTCGGGCGTGGGCAACGGCACAGACTCTTACAATAGCGGACGTTACGCTATCACTATTTTAAGTCGATAAATACAATATGGCTATAACATATCGCGGATTCAGTACACGTACAAGCTCAAAGAAATACACTTTGACTGACTACGAACTGGCCAAACAAGATTTACTCAATTACTTCAGTCTAAAAAAAGGACAGAAGTTAATGCAACCTACCTTTGGTACTATTATATGGGATATGCTGTTTGAGCCCCTAGACGAAGGCACACAGGATATAATTACTCAAGATATTATAAAAATTGTTAGTTACGACCCACGATTACGTGTCGGTCAAATTGCTGTTACTGCACAAGACACTGGATTACTTGTTCAGCTAACATTATCTTATATTCCAACCGATCAATCAGAAATGATTTCATTGAACTTTGACAAAAGCAGCCAAACACTAACTACTTCTTAATTCCCCGAATTAACTGACCATATTATCCCGCCTGATAAATACTTGATATAGGTAATATAGGCAAATAAAATATGGCACAAACCACACGTCAAACCAGTTTATTAGTCCAGCAGGACTGGACTAAGGTGTACCAATCGTTTACTAACGCAGACTTCACAAGTTACGACTTTGAAACTCTGCGTAACAGTATGATCAACTACATCAAGGTTTACTATCCTGAAACATTCAATGACTTCCTAGAATCAAGCGAATATCTGGCTTTAATTGATATGATTGCTTTCTTGGGACAGAGCCTTGCCTTCCGCACAGATTTAAATGCTCGCGAAAACTTTATTGACACAGCTCAGCGCCGTGACAGTATTTTAAAATTAGCACGTATGCTAAGTTACAATCCTGGTCGCACAACAGCGGCAAGTGGATTACTCAAATTTGACTCAGTTAAAACAACAGAAAATGTAATTGATAGTGCGGGCATTAACTTGTCGAATGCCACAGTACACTGGAATGATTTAACAAATGATAACTGGCTAGAACAATTTACTGCTATTATCAACGCTAGTTTAATCACTAGCCAAAATATTGGTAAACCCGGTAACAGCCAAAAAATTAATAATATCCAAACTGATGAATACAGTATTGCATTAAATCCTAATACTTTGCCGGTTGCTGGATTTTCAGTTGCTGTCCAAGGTTCCCCGACTAGTTTTGAAGCTGTAAGTGCCACAAGCGTCGGCGAAAGCTACCTTTATCAAGACGACCCAACAAAAGTTGGTCAGTTTAACATCCTTTATCGCAACGATAACAATGGCAATGGAAGTAATAACACTGGATTCTTTACATTCTTTAAACAAGGTTCACTAAGTGCAACTAAGTTTGATATTACTAATGCTATTCCAAACAATTTTATATCAGTTGCTACAAACCACATTACAAATTCAGACCAATGGTTATATAGTTTGAATGTTAATGGTGGCCCACAGACTAAATGGACACCAGTGCCGGCATTACCAGGATCTAATGTTGTGTTTAATAATTTAACTGATAAGAATTTATATCAGATTAATACACTAAACAATGACCAAGTAAATTTAGTATTTGGTGACGGGTCCTTTGCTAATATTCCCCAAGGATCGTTTATATTTTACTACCGCACCAGCAACGGTACAACATTTGCAATAAGCCCAGACGATCTAGCATCTGTGCAAATTGGATTTACTTACATTAGTAAAAATAATACCTTAGAGACACTAACGGTTACTGCTAGTTTAAAATATACGGTAACTAATGCCAACGCGGCACCTAGCTTATCAAGTATTAAAACTTCTGCACCACAGCAGTACTACACACAAAATCGTATGGTAACAGGCGAAGACTATAATATCTTTCCTAAAACTAATTATACAAGCATTCAAAAGATTAAGGCAATTAATCGTACAAGCAGTGGTGTAAGTTTATATCTTGATGCGATTGATCCAACCGGTAGCTACAGCTCAACAAACATTTTTGGTGATGATGGCATACTAACAGCTAACACATTGACTAGCAGTAGTAGTTTTAGTTTCTTAACCAGCAACGATATTTACTCGGCTATATACAATCAAGTTATTCCTGCAATAGATAGTACAGAGATGCGTAATTACTATTATAGTAAATATCCTCGATATAACACAAGTACATCGTTGGGTGGTAATGTAGTATTCCATAGAACTGGATATAGTACATCAACAAGCTGGGGATATCTTGCTAATGTTATTACTGGAAATACATTACAAGTTGGGTCGGGTATCACCGGCAACTTAAAATATATTGCACCTGGTGCAAGTTTGCAATTTACCGCAGTTCCTAACTATTATTTTGATAGCCATCATGCAAACGTTGCTGGCACACCAGCGTTGGGCGCAGATAGTTTAAATCTATATGCAACTGTATCTAGTGTTGTTCCTAATAACAACTTTAGTACACCAAGCCAAATAACATTTGCCACTGTAGTTCCTGATGGTGCTATTTTAAGTGACACTACCCGTACTGGTAAGAACAGTATCATTCCTCCGTATATGAATGATTTACCAATGTCGTTGATACCAACTATTACTAGTCAGATTCAATCAACATTAAACTTTGGATTAACGTACGACCAAGTAAATCAAACCTGGAAGAATGTTCTTCCAGCAGACATTGGAAACAAAACGGCCTGGATCGCAAATGCCACCAAGCACGGCATGAGATTTGATTATAATGCTGGCTTGTATACCATTACATATAAACAAGTAGGTTATTCTTTTGCAAGCGACGGCACCACTAATTTTTATTACGATCCGGCAGTGAGTGTGTACGATAGTACAACAGGATTACCTATCACTGACACCATTAAGGTATTAAAAATTAACGACAAGCCAACTAATCCTGGTGTCCCACTAGGACAAGATATACTTTGGAAAATTTATAATAGTAAAGTTGAACCAGACGGGTATATAGATCAAAATATTGTATTAGTTACATTCCCTGACACACAAATGCCAGGAGTTCCAGATAATCCAGATTTATTTACAGACACAGTTGGAACTGGCTTAACGCGATCAGAATTGTATTTCCAATATAAACATAATGCCCCGGCACGTAGCCGCATTGATCCAACCCCAGTTAATATTATGGATTTATATATTTTAGTGTCGTCATATTCTAGTGCTTATATTTCCTGGTTGCGAGATTTAACCGGAACTATATCAGAACCTCTTCCGCCTACCAGTAGCGGGCTTGAATTAGATTACGCTGGCTTAAACGATTTTAAAACTGTTAGCGATACAATCATTTATAATCCGGCTATTTTTAAACCTTTGTTTGGTGCTAAAGCAGATGCTGGGCTACGAGCACGTTTCCAGGTAGTTAAGAATCCTAGTGTTGGTATTACAGACAATGAAATTAAAACGCAGGTGATTGCCACAATTAATAATTACTTTGATCCTAATAACTGGGATTTTGGCGACACATTTTATTTTAGTGAATTGGCCGCATATTTACACAGTACACTGGCACCTAATATCAGTAGCGTACTTATTGTTCCAAGCAACACCGATTTGGTATTTGGTAATTATTTCCAAATTAATGCCGAACCATGGGAAATTATTACATCGGCTGCAACAGTAAATGATATCGACGTGGTAACAGCAGTAACAGCCGCACAACTAGGTATGCACGGTATTAACTTTGGTTCTACACAATAATGGCACTACTAAACACTATTAATTTTTTACCAGAAGCTTTTCGCACAGACACGAATAAACGTTTCCTTGGTGCTACCATGGACCAGTTGTATACTGGCGCAATAAACACTCCAATTAACGGATACATCGGACGCAAGTTTGCTCCTACATATAAACTAGGTGATAACTATGTGCCCGAATCAATTACATCAAGATCTAATTACCAATTGGAATCCGGGGTAGTAGTAACAGATGAAAATAAAAATATTAAATTTACTGCTGGATACCTGGATTTATTAAATAGCGTTGCAACAAATACTGGTAGCAGTCAGTTATTAACAACAAACCATCAAAGACTATTTTCATCTGACAGTTATAATTACGATGGTCAATTTGATTATGATAAGTTTGTAAATTATTATAATTACTATTGGTTACCCAATGGCCCGGCTTCTGTATCTCTTTCAACTAATCAAGTTCCGTATCAAGCTACATATGAAGTAACACGTAGCACTTCAGTTGGCGGATATACATTCACTGGCATAGGCCCGCACCCTAATACACAACTTACATTGGCACGTGGCGGAACATATACATTTAAAATTAATCAACCAAGTTTTAAATTCTGGATACAAACTAGTCCTGGTACGTCCGGTCAAGATCCCAATATTTCTACAGTCACAACTCGTCAGGTATTTGGCGTAACTAACAACGGCACTGACAGCGGAGATATTACATTTAAAGTTCCGTTGGCAACAGCGCAAGACTTTTATGTTAACATGCCAATTATTAGACCTACTACCGGTAGCACCGATGCCGCAGTGGCATTTAAATATACAGATATACAAAATCAATTACTAAGTACCTTCATAAGCAAATTTCCAACAGGATTGGATGGTATTAACAATAACTTACAAAACAAAACTATTGTATTTGTAGGCGGCCAAGTTGCGGACACAGATTGGACTACCCCAACAGATCCGTTGCCGCCAGATTTAGCTACAGGTAAAGCAAACCCAAATGCCAATCCAGTTACTGGTATTATTCCTAAAGCAACTAGATCAAATATCTGGCGCCTTAATATAGTACGTATTAGCGCAACCGATTCAGTACTTCAGATTGTGCCTGACACTCAAATACAACCTCAGCAAAAAGTTTTTATTTCGTCTGGCCAGACTTATGCAAGTAATCAGTTTTGGTTAGATAATAACATGCGTTACCAGATTGTGCCGGTAATGACAGCCAGCGTTAATTATCTATATTACCAAGATAGTAGTAACCCTCAATTTACAGGGCAAATAAAATTAGTTGATAATTCAACGAGTACCATTGATGTACCCAATGATATTATTGGTAGTGCAGGATATACCAGCCCCAATGGAGTAATTTTTGCCAATGGGATGAAAATTCATTTTGATAGCTCTGTTACTCCAAGTACATACACTAACAAAGATTACTATGTTGAGGGAGTTGGCACAGGCATAGACCTGGTCCCAGTTGATGAATTAATTGTACCAGAATCATTTGGTCAAAACATTAACAAATCTCCTGATTACATTACAATTAATAGAGCTAGTCAAGACCGTAACCCATGGTCGCGATACAATCGTTGGTTCCATCGAGATGTAATTACGTCTACTGCCAAGTATAATAATTCTGTAGCAGACTACGGAAATGACATATCTGCACGACGTAGCATTATTGAATTTGAACCAAATTTACAATTATTCAATTATGGTCAACAAGCAACTACATCGGTTAGTTATATTATAACTACGCCAACCGATGCGTTCAATGATTACGAGGGTAAAACAACAGCATCAATTGATGGTATTCACTTGGTCAATGGCGATACTATTGTGTTTGCCAAAGACTTTGATACTGCTATTGTAAACGAAGTATGGGAAGTACAGTACCAAAGTATTATTAAAAGCCCGTATCTGACCCTAAACAAAGTAGCGTCGGATCCAGTATTACCTGGACAAAATGTACTAGTTACAAAAGGTTCCCACAAAGGATATACTTTTGCATTTGATGGAAGCACATGGACACAATCTCAACAGAAGACCAATGTTAATCAAGCACCACTGTTTGATATTGTAGATAATGATGGTTATAGCTTTAGTGATATAACGGTGTACCCAGGCACCACATTTGCCGGTACTAAATTCTTTAATTACGCAGTTGCTACTTCCGGTACCAATGATAGCCTATTAGGATTTCCGTTAACATACCAAACATTTAATAATATTGGTGATATTGTTTTTAACAACTACTACGATACAGATTCTTTTTCAACCAGTAACGGAAAAATTAGTGTTAATACCGGGTACCTTGTTAAAAATATCGGATTAGACAAAACAGAAAAATTAACTAACTGGGCAACATCGGCTGAACCCACATTACAATTTCAAGTATTTACAAAATTCTTTGATGGGTACGTAATTGAATTAAATGGAGTACAAACTGCGTTTGTACAAATTGATGTATTACCGGTTGACGAACAAACAGTACCACACCTTAAGGTTTATCTAAATAATAAGTTGCTAGTCAACGAAATGGATTATAAACAAATAAAGTATGGTGTGTATCACGCAATCGTCTTTACGACTATACCAGCAATCAATGACAAAATTGATGTCAAGATTTTTAGCACAGAATCAAGTAAACTTGCATATTATGAAGTTCCGGATAACTTAGATTTAAATCCATTGAATGAAAACTTTAAATCTATTACGTTGGGTCAACTTAGAACACACTATAATAAATTAATAGAAAACACAACATCTGATCCTAGTAACCCAATACCAATACAGGACAACTATCTTAAAGATCAAGGTGGTACGTTGCGCCAGCATTCGGCACCGTTGGTTTACGCATTATCGTTTTTAAACGACCCAACAGTTAGTTTTGTTGATGCAATAACATTGGCCAAAAAAGAATATACAAAATTTAAACATAAATTTTTAACTTTATGTAATACAACTTCAAACATAAACTACAATAACCCATCAATTGGTGTAGACGTTATATTACAAAATATTAATTCTTTAAAGAATTCTAGTTTTCCGTGGTATTACAGTGACATGGTTCCGCAAGGCAACGGATTTTCTACAGTGACCTATACTGTACTGAATGCTCGTCAGGTAAACTACGAAATTAATTCTTTATTTAATAACACAATATTAAGCAATCGTGCTGTGCTAGTGTATGTAAACGGAATACAACAAACAGTTGGAGTAGACTATACTTTTAATAAAATTAGTCCTACCATTATCTTTACTCGAGAATTTGCTGCCGCAGACGTAGCAAATAAAACTCAAATTGTTATCAGAGATTATGGTAATACCGACGGCAATTACATTCCGGAAACTCCAACCAAGCTAGGGCTATATCCAAAGTTTCTTCCAGAAATATATTTAGATAATACATATCAAACACCTACAATGGTTATTCGTGGACACGATGGTAGCATAACACCTGCATTTGGAACTTACGATCAAACTACTGGCATATACACCAAGGACTTCCGCGACGACTATCTATTAGAATTGGAACGTCGTATCTACAACAACATTAAAGCCGATTACAATAACAATGAAATTGATTTATACAATACTATTCCTGGAAGATTTAGAAAAGGGGATTACAGTCTAACTGAATTTAATCAAGTAATCTCACAAAGTTTTATGAACTGGGTAGGCACTAATAATGTTAATTATACAGAAAATAAATTCTACGATGTTAATAACCCATGGACCTGGAACTACGGTAGCTGTCCAGATGTAATTGACGGATCTAATCTACAAGGATCATGGAGAGCTATATATAACTATTGGTTTGACACAGATACGCCTAACTTAACTCCTTGGATTATGCTAGGATTTAGTAGCAAACCACTATGGTGGGAAAGTCGTTACGGAAACGGACCGTATACTAGCGGAAACATATTACTATGGGAAGACTTAGAATCAGGCTACATATGGAATGACGGTGCGCCGTATACTGATGATAGATTTGCTCGTTCAGGGTTGACTAAATTTATCCCAGTAGACTCTGCGGGTAATCTAATAGACCCAACACAAATTCCGTTAATTAAAAAATATCATTCATCTACTTCGAGTGATGCATTTTCTTCGGGTCAACACAGCCCCGCCGAAGTGGCATGGCGTCGTAGCAGTGATTATCCATATTCTGTACAATTAACACTAGCATTACTTCGTCCAGCTCAATATTTTGCTACACAATTAGATACAAGTCGTTTCTTTAAGAGCCCGCAAACTGGACAATTTTCTAATGCTTCTAATAGAAAAATTGCACCAAACTTATTAACAGTTAACGGCAACAGCGCCAGTGGCACAGTCGATCGCACCAGTGGATATATCAATTGGATTGCCGATAGTATTAAAAATACCGGCATCGATCCAATCTCTACACTGACTAGTTATTTTACCAATACCTCGGTCAAACTAAATTATAAGGTTGGTGGCTTTACTGACAAATCAATTATCACAGTAAGTGCTGAACAAACAAGTCCCGGTAGTACTAGTGGTAGTGTGATCATCCCAGACACCAATTACAATATCTATTTAAACAAATCGGTTCCGGTTGGATCAGCAGTATATAGTGCAGTAATTGTTGAAAAAACTACCACTGGGTGGAGTGTAACTGGGTATGACCCAACAAACCCGTTCTTTACTATTATACCAAGCATTGCAGATAATAAGAAACAGCCACTTACGGTCAATGGATTAACAATTAGTTTATATCAAAGTAGTGAAAGCTCTGTTTCGGTTATTCCGTACGGTACTGTATTTTCTAGTATACAGCAGGTAGCAGATTTTATCGTAAGTTACCAACGATATTTAACGGCAATTGGATTCCAACTTGATACGTATAACACAGATTTGCAAGAAGAGCAGAACTGGTTACTAAGTATTAAAGAGTTAATGTATTGGAGCCAGCAGGGGTGGAATACTACTTCGGTTATTGTGTTAAATCCAGTAGCAACATCGTTGACATTGTTAACTGCGGGAGTAATCGTTGATGAAGTTACAAATACTTCCAATGGTAATAAAATATTAGATCAAAATTTTGCTCCTATTAAAAATAACAATTTTAATATTGTAAGAACTAATAGTGCAGTTAATGGAAACCGTTTTAAGATATCTACCTTAAATGGAACTACAATTTGTTACGCAAAGTTAAACGTAACAGCATACGAACATGTATTAGTATTTGACAATGTTGATGATTTTGGCGATATTATTTATATTCCATCAACTGGAACACGGCAGAGTCGTTTAAAAATAGCAGGAACTAAAACTGGGGCATGGGATGGCTCATTGAGTGCCGCCGGCTATATCTATAGCGACCCAAATATCGATGTGTGGCAGTCCGGAAGAGACTATAATTTAGGAGACGTGGTACAATATAATAATTTTTATTATACCGCTACTCAAAAAATATCTGCAGGCGCAAACTTTATTCCTACACTATGGACACAAATTCCTTACGATAGTATCCAGACTGGTTTATTGCAGAGCTTTGGATTAAATGCACAACAATTTTCTAACTTCTACGATGTAGATAATCCTCCTACAAACGAAACATTACAAAAATATTCTGCAGGATTATTAGGATTCCGTCAACGACAATACTTAACTGACCTAGGTATTAGTATTCCTACACAAACAAAATTTTACCAAGGGTATATTAAACAAAAAGGCACAATGAATGCAATTACAGCATTAACTAAAGCCAATTTTAATAACGTCAGTGGTGAAATTAGTGTATACGAAGAATGGGCATTTAATGTTGGTAAGTATGGAAATCTAAATAATAATATCTATAAAGATTTTATCTTAGACCAAAGTGTATTTAATACTAACCCAGCGGTATTTACGTCTGCTGGCACATATAGTGCCGCTAATGTTATTGTTAGCTTAAACGGCAACGCATTATGCACAAATTCAAATGTGTATACCGCAAGTAATACATTAGTAACAACTACCTCATTATATAGTAATCGCGTTGATCCAGTTTATATGACAGATTTACCAGACGTCGGTTACGTAAATTTAAATGATGTTGACTACACAATATTTGATATTACAAAACCCGAATTAGATCTTACTGCACTAGGTGCAGGCGACTATGCGTGGGTAGCAAAAGACATTGAGAATAATTGGAATATTTTAAGAGTCAATGAGTCCAATTTAACAGCCGAATCTCTAACATATATTCTTGATTCAAATGCTCAATTAACATTTAACTATACACATACATTCAGTGTTGGTGATATTCTTGTGTTAAAATACTTTAGCTCGGCATTTGATGGAGTATATGAAGTTATTGGTGTACCAAATACAACAAACGTTATTATTCAAATTGATAATACACGCCTAGACAAATTAACATCAATAAGTCCTCTACAAACATTAATAAGAGCATTGACTATTACCGGATCAGGGATAGTATATACATTAGATAGTGCTAAAATTAACTCATTAAGTGACTTTAAAAATCACACCATTCCTAAGAATGGCTGGATAACTGGCGATACGGTATGGGTAGACAATGCATCAGTGGACGGGTGGGGTGTTTATACATTTAAACAACCATGGTCTACTAAGAATCGTAGCCAGGTAACTGGTAATATATCTACTGCTGGACAATTTGGTTCCGCAGTAACTATTAGTTCAGACAATACTTACATATTCTCAGGTAGTCCTGGCAGCAAGCAAGTATTTGTAACGCCAATAACAACAGGATCTACACAAACATTAACATCGATTGATTCTAACTTTGGTACAGCAATTGACAGCCGAGGAAATTTATTAAGTGTAGCAAGTAGCTCTAATGTTTATATCTATCGTCAAAACGGTAATGTAATTACAGCACTACAAACTATTACCGGCGCAAACTTAGTTGGCAATGTAACAAGCATTTCAATGAGCACCGATGGAAATATATTAGCCATTGGCGGCAACACATCTGTGCATATTTACAAAGCAAATACTACCCCAAGTTCAGCAAATGTAAAATATGTATTAGCCAACGTAATTCAAAATACTGGATCAACCACTAATATAGTTAAAACAAATGCCACTGGTAATGTAGTAATCATCGGTGCACCATACGCTACCAATGGCAACACACAAGCTGGAAATGTTTATGTGTACGGTGGAAACTTAATTACAAACGCATTTAGTAAAACGCAATCAACACTAACCAGCCAGTACAACAATCAAAGTGCCAACTTTGGTGCAAGTATAGATATTGATAGCACTGGTACTAATTTATATATTGGTGTTCCTGGATCCTTAAAGTCTGGCATTGCAAACGGCGTAGTTGAACGTTACACACTAGGCGGAAATACCTATACGTTTACAGAATCAATTGCACACCCTGCTAACGAAATTGGAAAATTTGGCACTAGCATCAGTGTAAGTGCAAATGGAAATGTATTGGCTGTTGGTAGCATCGGTTCTCCTGCAGAAGAACATACTACGTTTGACGATGATGAAACTGTAATCGATTCAGACACTACAAACTTTGTTGATTACATTTATAACAGTGGCGCAACATATTTGTTTGAGCCAATTGGTAACTCATATGCTTACATACAAGAATTAGAAGCACAGTTAGCTAATAATGATAATTATGGGTTTGCTATTGATGTTACTAGCAATGTAATAGTTGTTGGTGCTCCTGGTACAACAAATAATTATGGTGCCGGCTACGTGTTTAAGAATTCTACATCAGCAAAGGCGTGGAATCAAACAAGAACACAAATGCCAATAGTTGACATTGACAGTATTGGTCGCACATTAATTTATAACAAAAACAATGATAATTTATTAGCCGCATTAGACTACATTGATCCAGCAAAAGGAAAAATATTAAATGCATTTGGTCAAGATATTGACTTCCAAAGAGGAACCGATCCTGCCCTGTATAATGCAGGAACCAATGTTGTAAATCAAACAATACATTGGGGACCAAATCAAGTAGGAACAATTTGGTGGAACTTAGATACTGTTCGTTATATTAATTACGAACAAGATGCATTAATTTATCGATTAAACCATTGGGGCGACCAGTTCCCGGGATCTAGTGTTGACGTATACCAATGGATTGCAAGTAGCCAATTACCTAGTGATTACACCAGTGATGGTGTACCAATGTATCCAGACAATTCGTCATATAGCACATATGGATATGTTACACCTAACGGTGTAGTTAACGCCACTTATTATTATTGGGTTAAAAATATTCAGACTGTAGATAAATCTAAACATAACAGCATTTACAGTATTGCTGAAGCTATTAAAAATCCGCAGAGCCAGGGTATTCCTTATACGGCTGTATTGCGTAATGATACTGTGGCAGTATACAATGCCAGCCACACATTAGTTGGACAAAGTAGCGTAATACAACTTGGTGCATCAAATGTACAAGCGAAGCAAACAGCGTTGGTCCACAGCGAATATGCATTAGTACAAGAAGGCAACCCAACTAGCCAATTACCAGAAAATATTATTGCTAAAATCAATGATAGTTTATCAGGAATTGATCGCGACGGAAATCCGGTCCCAGATCCTGCGTTGCCACCTGGTAGACGTTACGGACTTTCTATCCGTCCAAGACAGTCAATTGTTATTGACGTCGTTACAGCATTATATAATGTAATCACATTAGTAAATGCAAAATTATTAGCATACCCAGTAACTCAACGTAAGGTTATGACTATTCTTAATAGTAGCGAGCAGTATCCTGTTTCTAGTCTAAGTACTTACTTGATATCAGTTGAAACGTTTGATGAGCTTGGCTACGTAGATACTAATTTAATATCTTCAGGATATTCTGTACTAGTTAAAAGCGATAGTAACAATCTTACTAAGTGGGCAATTTATACATGGGATGGCACAAATTGGTCAGTAGCAACTCGCCCAAATGGATCACCTTGGGTACAAACTTATAAAACTAATTTATATTGGCAATATGCTGATTGGTATGATGCAACATTTGACCCAACTACAACAATTAACGTTACAGTTGCTAATAACTTAGAGTTTGGCAAACTAACATTGCAGCCAAACACTTATATTAAAGTAACAGATAGCGGCAATGGTAAATTTGTAATATATTATATTGATTCTAATTTAGAACAAACAACAGTTGGTATCCAAGACGGTACAGTTCAAATGCAAGGAATTGAAACAGACATTCCGGCGCTTGAATTGCGTCAGATTTTGTTGTCGATGCAAAAAGAAATCTTCATTGATGACCTGGCCGGCAACTATAACGAATTGTTCTTTGTATTAATCAAGTACATATTAACAGAACAAAAAAATATTGATTGGGCATTTAAGACTAGTTTCATCAGTGCTACTCAGAGTATTCGCAAGTTGCAGGAGTTCCCAAGTTACATTCCTGACAATCAAAACTTCTATTTAAATTACATCAATGAAGTTAAGCCTTATCGTACAGTAATTCGCGAATACGTAGTTGACTATATTGGCAATGATTCATATGTTAGCGATATTACTGACTTTGATTTGCCACCATACTGGGATGCCAAGTTGGGAGTATATCGTAGTCCAAGCGGAGAACAAAGTTACGATGCCACTACATTAAGTGCTAGCAACAGCATATACAGCCAATGGAATAATAACTACAAATATAGAGTAGTTGATACTGTAATTGATTTACCAGGCAGTGGCTACTTAACAGCACCTCAAATTGTAATTACAGGCGGTGGTGGCACAGGTGCAAAAGGGTATGCAACTATCAATGGTAGTGGTGGCCTTGCAACTATTGTGATTACCGATGCTGGCTCGGGCTACACATCAATTCCGGATATTATTATTAACGGAACTGGCTCTGGCGCACAAGCCCGTGCAGTACTTAAAAACGTTTATGATGGCAATAATAATGGACATAATCTTGTACGTAGTGTTGCTACAACAATTAAGTATGATCGTGTAACTTATGCTGGACTAAGCTACCCCGGTGTTATAATTGAGGGTGGTAATTTACGAACATATTCAGGCACAACAGTCACCGTTGGCTCACCAGCAAGCAATGTGGCCAGCGGATTTGATGCAACTATCTCAAGTTTATACACAAGTAGTTTGGGTGTAAACCCGGCAGATATTATAGTAGACGGCGGCGAGTATGTTGGAAGATTTAGTAGCTATGCACCAGAAGAGTTACTACCTGGACGTATGTACGATAGCTTGAATATGAAAGTATTCTCAAATGTTAATCCGGGCACCAATGATTATGCTTTCCGTATCTTTACAGATATAAACCAAGTTACAACTTACTATAGAATTAGTGCGGCAAATACTACAGCATTGGCTAGTAATTTGGCAATTACTGACAGCAACATTCATGTTGTTAACAGTTCAGTGTTACCAATTCCTAATCCTGGATTAGCAATTCCTGGTGTAGTATTCATAGGCGGTGAAAAAATCACTTACTATACCAATGATACAGTAAACAATGTACTTGGACAAATTCGACGTGCTGTAGATGGTACTCCCGGTGTATCTTTACATTTAACTGGTGCTCGGGTCGTAGACTCAAGTTTAACGCAAGTTATCCCAATTAGTACTCCGACATACGCTAATATCAGCGGAAACCTAACAATGCAGGATACCAGCTGGTACACCCCGGGCGTAAGTAACGCAACAACAGGCACAGGCCTAGTAAATAGCACCACAGTACAGGCGCAGTTCCTATTAGCAAGCCCAGGATATACACCATGATAAATACTGATACAAGTAATGATTTAAACAAATTAGAGGAAAAAGCAGTGGAAAATACACAACAAAGCCCAAACGAATCGTCCGGAATTTATATCCGCGGGCATATCAAGATATTCGATCCAAAGACCAACGAAGTCTTTATTGATAAGCCAAACGCTATCCACTACGAAAACTTCTCAGTGGCGCTGGCCAATTCTGTTGCTGATAAAGGACAAAACTTTATCTATGAAATGAACTTTGGCAACGGCGGCACAAGTGTTGATCCAACTGGTATTATTACATACTTGCCTACAAATACTGTGGGTCAGAACGCCAATTTGTATAACCCAACATACGCAAAGATTGTTGATAATACTGCTATTACTAACCCAGATCCAGTTAATAATAAAATGACAATCAGTCATATTCCTGGTACATTGTACACAGATATTTTAGTTACTTGTCTACTAGATTACGGCGAGCCTAGCGGACAGCAAGCATTTGACAACAGCCAAGACCTAAACGGTCAATACGTTTTTGACGAACTGGGATTACGCGGTCGTAGTACTGATGGTACAAGTGGACTAACATCTACTGGACTACTATTAACACACGTTGTATTCCACCCAGTGCAAAAAGCGTTGAATCGTTTAATTCAAATCGATTATACTGTAAGAATTCAAACATTAACTAATTTAAGCGGATAATAGAACATGACATACCCTATTAATAAAACAGACGGATCGGCACTAATAACTCCAACGATGCCATTGGGTGTGTTACAAGACGGCACACTCGATACCAGTACTGGTGTAACATTGATTGGTCGTAACTATCCTAGTTACGGTGAAATTCAAAATGAAAACTTTATTAAACTATTGCAAAATTTTGCCAGTAGCTCGCCACCAGATATAAGTCAAAATGCATTGTTGTTGCTACCTGGCACATTATGGTACGATACTGCTAACAATATTTTAAATGTATACGATGGCATTGAATTTATTCCGGCTAGTCAACGTATAGTTGGCAATACTGCACCTGTAGTTACACACACTGGTGACCAATGGTGGGATTCAGTTAATCAACAATTACGCACTTGGAATGGTACTGCCTGGGAATTAATTGGCCCTGCGTATACAGCTAGCCAAGGCAAGAGCGGTCCGTTTGTTGAATCGATCACAGACACCACTGGTAATACACATATTGTTGTTGGCGAATACATTAGTAATAAACTGGTTAGTGTAACAAGTATTGATCCAGTGTTTACAGTAAATTCTGTAATATCTACAGCCTATACCAGTTTCACATCAATTCAACCAGGTGTAAATTTAAGTAACATTGCAATACTACATGGCACAGCAACTAACAGTAATACTGTTGGCGGACTAAGTCCAACAGTATTTGCTCGTAATGATATTGCTACAAGTTTTGCAAGCGATGTTAATATTGCAGGTAATTTAGTTCTCAGTAATGCAAACATATCTACTGCTAACGGTTCGTTAATTTTACAAAATAAAAACTTTGGTGGCAACGTAGAATTCTTTATTAACACTTCTACCAATGGAAACATTCGTGGATTGTCTTTTAGTGGTAATACCGGACATGCTTATGTTAACGCTGATCCAATTTATTCTCGTGGTATTGCCACAAAGAATTACGTTGACACAACTGAAACTGTTATTATCAATAGTTTAAATACCGCAGTTGGGCAAATAAATGCCAACGTACAGGCAGTTTACGCAGACTACATTGGTAATATCAGTGCAGTTGTTACCAACACCAACGCTAACATAACATACTTACAAGCAACTACCAATGCAAATGTCACAGCGGCAAACGCTGCCATAGTATCATCTAACGTGGCAATGAACACTCATGTTGGTGAGCAAATTACAACAACAAATAACGCATTAACACTCGGTCTACAACAGACTCGTGATCTTGCAAATGTACAGATATCATACGTAAGCAATACATTAGGTCTTCGTATTTCAAATGTTGAATCTTACATTAATACAACCATTACACCTGACTTAAATGTTCTTCATGGCAATATTGTACAATTAACAAATGCTCTGATACCTTTAGCAAATATCGATAGTCCGCATTTTACTGGTATCCCAACTGCACCAACTACCAATATGCCAGTTTGGTCTACAATGGGACATTCTTCTTATGCAGGAGACAACAGCGGAAATATAGCAACTACACAATTTGTTGTTGGTGCAATAGCAGGACAAAAATTTAATTATACTGTTTCTACATTACCGCCAACTGGCGGAGTCACTGGAGACTTTTGGTTCCAGATCGGCGGGTAATCAATGTCCCGCGGCATATATTATAAAGGCGCAGATGGGAATTGGCATTCAGTTGTTATGCCTTACATTCGTACCGACATACCAATTCCGACTACACTAGCTCTTAGTCTAAAGGTACAAGGTGCCGGGGGCGGAGTTGGAGGCAATGATAGTCACAGCGGGTACCCAGGATCTGCCGGACATCAATTAACAGGTACATTAACTATTCCGTTTGGTAAAAATATTCAAGTTTATGTAGGCGGACCTGGCGCAGGCGGATCAAGCGGGTCCGGCAATGGTGGTGGTGGTGGTGGTGGCAACGCCTTGGGTTACAATGGCGGCCCGGGTGGTAGTACTGGTGGAGAAGGTTGGTCAGGATCTGGTGGTGGTGGCGGAGCTGCCACTGTTATATCAATTGATGGTACTGTTACTGTTGTCGCAGCCGGCGGTGGTGGTGGTGGTGGTGGTGGAAATAATAGTAATGGGCAACCGAGCCAAGGGTATGCAAGTTCTGGTGCTATTGCAGGCGGTGCAGGCGGCAATAAAACATCCGGTGGCGAGCACGGTGGCGGTGGTGGCTGTAAGATTATCTGTACCAAGTTACACGAACTTGGATATTTGTCAGACAATATATATGAAGCAGACGAAAGATTTGGACAGTATTTACGAGACACAGATCCATATGCATACTATGGTTATGTACGTTGGGCATCGGTTGTAGTTGATTGGATGGACAAAGATGGTCCACAATGCATGTTCTGGATCCGAGACAAAGATAAACGCAATCAAGCACAACGTAACATGGCAATTAGCTGGGCAAGACGCATTGCCACACCGTGGGCGGAACATATGGCCTATATAATGGGTGTAGGTGAAACAGATAATCGTGCCGGCAAACTTATTATGAAAACTGGTATGTGGGTAAGCCGCATGATCGGTAAGTATACAAAAACAACAGAACCAACCAAGAGTGTAGCACTAGGTTACATAATGTGGGCTACATTTGGTGTATTCTGGTTACTAGCAGGAGTCAAATAACATGGGAATGAGTTTAGAAGAGTTTTTAAAAGACAGAGAAGCATGTGCTCACTGTGATGATACTGGCAATCAAGAAACTTGTATAACTACTTTATTGAGTCGCGAAGATAGTTGCATTTTTTATAATGCTCTAACTAAAAATGGTGACCCACATGATGATGTAGATGTTGAATATTTACAAAATTTTCGAGCAGTAATGCCTGGTGAAAAAGTTCTCAATTATTATATTCGTGCTAGCAAAATAGTTCAGGCTATTAACGATGAACCAGGAGATCATACAGATCTATGGATGGACATAACAATACGTTATGTGCGCCCAATTATTGCAGAAGTGCGTGATGGTAAAAATGTAGAAGCATACAGCGAAATTTTAGCAATGTTAGAAACCCTAGAAACAGGAAAGTAAGGAAACAAAATGGCAGATGGAGCAGGCGGCGGCGGAGGCGGCGGCGGACAACTTGGGGGAGCAGGCGGTTCCATTAGAGGTGGTGACGATGGTGGCTTCACGGGTTCTGATGGTGCTGATTTACCCGCAGGATTATCGGTTAGTTCAGCTAACAACCCTGGCGGACCTGGTTCTGCTGTAATAACCTACAATTCCTATACCGGTGCACCATTATATTCCGGTGGCACTATCACGACATCTGACAGCATTATTACTCATACCGTAACCGGAGATGAAACATTAATAGCGTACCCTCAAGGTCCGTATTCTAGGACCAAAGCTGGATTTGTAAATGTAAACGGTGATTGGAAACAATTCTGGCCACCCAATGTACGAGCAAATATTTTAGTAGTAGCTGGTGGTGGTGGTGGTGGTATTGGCTACGGATGGGAAGGTGGCGGGGGCGGCGGAGCTGGCGGAGTTGTATATGCAAAAGAGATCCTATTAGATTCTAGACTAACATACAATGCAATCGTTGGCGCAGGTGGCGGTGCAAATGCCGGTGGCAACAATAGTTATTTTGGTTTGAATTCAACTGCACCCAGCCAAGCCGGTGTCGATGTTGCAGTATATCCAGCGTCGTATCCTGTTTATAACGGATTTTTAAATACTTACGGAGTATGGACTAGTCCAGATTTTGTAAGTCCGGTTGGGTCCTGGGTGACTGCAAACTATCAAGCATATATTCCTGTAGCACAAACATATCAGTTAATAGTGTCTGCAGATAATCACATACAAGTAAGTATCAATGGTAGCGTAGTTGGTGCAAATGATGACTGGGGATTGACCAATTCAAACTATATTAATTTACCTGCAGGAATTATAACAATTACCTGTCAGGCATTAAATGATGGTGGTCCAGCAAGTTTTGCGGCCGCACTATATGATCCACCTGGCAATGTAGTATGGCACACCCGTATGACAGATCCTATACAATACGACGATGGCTGGTTTCTTGCCATTGGAGGAGGAAACGGCGGATATGGTACAGCCAGCGAAACTGCCGGATCCGGTGGATCGGGCGGAGGCGGATGCGGATATGTAAACACACACGGTGGCGGAAGCGGCATACCAGGACAGGGAAATTCCGGGGGTGCAGGAATTTGGCAAGGTTACGGACAAGCTGGTGGAGGTGGTGGTGGCGGTGCTGGAGGCACTGGTCATCAAAGCAATGGTAATCAAGGCGGCGACGGCGGATTTGGTATTACATATCTTGGGTTACAAGTTGCTGGAGGCGGTGGCGGCGGATATGGAGAGCAAGGCAGCGGCGGCTCAGGGCCAAGTGGCGTTGCTGTATTTGGGGGCGGCAACGGCAATGGAGGCCATGGAGTAGACGGAACTGGTGGCGGTGGTGGCGGGTCAGCACATAGCAATATGACAGATGCAGGTGATGGCGGGTCAGGAATAGTGGTGGTACAATATAGTGGTGTTTCGCCAGCATTTTTGGGCGGAAATGAAGTTACAGTTAACAATGGGTACGTTACACACAAGTTTCTAAATGTGGGTAGGACTAGCCTAACTGCAAAGTAATAAATAAGTATAATGATAGGTAGCAATTAAAATATGGCATATACGATACGAAAATTTGATAACTCACCCTTGGCTACCATTGCCGACGGCGGGTTTGATGTAACTGCAACAAATTTAACTTTAGCAGGTCCTAATCGCGTAGGATACGGGCAAGCTCTTACTGAAAATTTAGTATATTTGCTAGAAAACTTTGCTAGTAACTCGGCGCCAGTTGGCACAAATTTACAAGGACAACTTTGGTTTGATAAAGCACATCAAACTTTAAATGTTTTTACATCACAGGGATATAGTCCGGTCTCAGGGATCACTGTGGGCAGTAGCTTTCCGGTTACACAAAAAGATGGCGATGTTTTCTTTAATAACAGCACCAATCAGTTGTATATTTCTTCAGCTGGTATATTTGATTTAGTTGGCCCAGCATATACAAAATTACAAGGCGTTAGTGGAGCAATCCCTGCCACAGTAGCTGATGGTAGTATCAGTGGCGTAACACACAATATACTACAATTACAGTTTGGCAATACTATTGTTGCTACATTTAGCACCGATTTACCATTTTTGCCAAGTCCCACAATGTCTGGGTTTACATATATTAATCCTGGTATTACACTTAATAGTTCTATAACAGGGCCGACATTTAATTCAAATGTAGTTGGTTCATTAACTGGTAGTGTTATAGGTAATGTTACAGGCAATGTAATTGGCAATGTTACAGGCAATGTAATTGGCAATGTTGCAGGCAATTTAACTGGTAACGTGACAGCTACAACGGTAACTGGTACATTAAATGGCGATGTTATTTCTACAAACGGACGTATTACTAATTTAACTTCTAGTAATGCTTCAGTAACTGGCGGAAATGTAACTGGATTATCTAGTTTAACATCTAACAATGCAACATTAACAAATCTTGCTACAACAACATTAGCCGCTACTAATTTAAGTGTATCAAATCTTGTAGTAGCAGGCGGAACCATTGCTGGACTAGCAAGTCTAAGCGTAACTAATTTAACAGCAACTAATTTTATTAGTGGCAATGCTCAATTAATTAATGGTAGTCACACTAACGCAACCGCATTGTCAGCAACAAGCGGTACATTTACAAATTTCAGTGCCGGTAACGTATTAATATCCGGCGGTAGCATAAACAATATTGGCGGATTTTCTGCAGTTTCTGTGCAAACTACAAATCTTGCAACTGGTAATGTATTAATTGCTGGTGGTAGCGCAACTAGTTTAACAAACTTAACATCGACCAACGGCAACATAACAAATTTTGCATCGTCTAACGTAACAGTAAGCGGTGGAAACGTATCTAACGTAAGTGGATTAAACAATACATTTACCAATGCTAACTTAATAAATTCTACAGCAACTACCAAAGTGTATTTTGACAGTAGTACTGCTACTGCAACCACAGCCTTTGTACAGGGTGTATTCCCACGCGGAATGATTGTGATGTGGAACAGTTCTTATGCAACTATCCCAACAGGGTGGCAGTTATGCGATGGAAGCAATGGAACTCCAAATTTACAAGGTCAATTTATAGTTGGCGCAACAGCCACATTGGGCACATGGAACACACCGGGCAACGTTGGTGGTACAACATCAGTGACATTAACAACTGGAAATTTACCTTCCCATACGCACTTGGCAACATTAACTGGTGCAACCGACCAAGGCGGCGCACATAATCATACAGTTATTGATCCAGGACATGCTCACGCAATGTCTCCGGGGTATCAAACTGCAACAAATTCAGGACAAACTGGTAGAAACGACGGTAGTCAAAGTGCTTTGATTACAACAACGCAGAGTGCAGTAACAAATATCAGTCTAGCACAGGCCGCAACACACAATCACTCATTGACTGTTACAGGTAATATAGGTGCAACAGGATCAGGACAAAGTTTTGGTATATTGCCACCATACTACGCATTGTGTTACATACAAAAGATGTTCTAAAAACGTGATAAATATAACAACTAATCAAGGTTCTTTAAATGCCGTATACAATTAATCTAACTAATGGCTCAAGTCTGGTCCCAGGCGGGCTGTCCGACGGCACAGTTGACAATTCGCACAGTAGTATTATATTAATTGGAAAAAACTATGCCAACTACGGAACCTTTTTAAACGATAACTTGGTTCACATGTTAGAGAATTTCTCTAACCAAGCAAGTCCGCCAAATCCTATACAAGGACAACTATGGTGGGATTCAAATAATAAAATTTTACGAGTTTATACTGGTGTATCTTGGAAGATTTCTACAGGTGCTACCAGTGCCACACACAACAACCCACCGGCAGACACCAGTTCATTGGGTGGTGACTTATGGTTTGACACCACCAACAGTCAGTTAAACGTATGGTCTGGTTCAAACTGGATCACAGTTGGCCCAGTATCAACTCCAGCTACCGGCATTACTGGTGCTCTCCCAGAAATAATGACAGACACCTCCGGCGCCAGCCACGTTGTAATTCAAATTGTTTTTAACAAAACAATCTACGCTATTATATCCAAAGACGCTTTTGCAAGTTCATTGTACGGCTTCCCAATTATCCGCGCTGGTATTAATTTTAGTACCCAGGCAAGTCCGGTATGGGGTTTAAATACACAAGATGTAAACCCAACAAACAATACATTAGTTCAACGTGATGCCACTGGCGGAGTCAATGCAGTAACATTAAATGCCACAACTGTAGCCGCAAGTACAGTAAATGCAACAAACTTAAATGGTTCCTTTACTGGTAACCTGTACGGTAACGTATTGGCAACAACGGTTTCAGCAACCAGTTCTGTTTCTGCACCAGCGTTCCTTGCTACCAGTTACCAAGGTACAATAGTTACAGCGTATCAACCAAATATTACCACACTTGGTGTAGTGCAAAATTTAAATGCAACAGGAAATACCGTTATTACTGGTCGTGCATATTATAACAATGCTGAAATTGCCACACAGGGCGGAGCAGTTGCATTCTCAAGTATTAACAGTACCCCAATTGGTAATGCTACACCCAATACAGGTGCGTTTACAACGCTATCTACTGCTGGTACTACTACTGCCAACGGTAGCGTAATAATTACTGGTAATTTATCTGCTAGTAACTATGTTATTACACCAACAGTATTAGCCGCACAAATTGGTAATACAGCAACGGTACTAACTGGTACACTGAATACATCCGCACAACCTGGCATTACTTCTGCAACGGGCCTAGTTTCAATTGGAAATATTACTTCCGGTGCATGGAGCGGTACAATCGTTCAACCATATTATGGCGGAACCGGTGTCAATAACGGTGCTAATACCATTGTTGCAACAACAAATATCTTGTTAAATCAGAACGTTGCCGCAAACTCTAGCCCAACATTACGTGGCGCAAACTTTACTAATATTCCAAATACCGCATTGGTTTCCGGCGGCAATATCAACATGGTAGGCGGCACAGGAATTTCAGTAACTGGCACAATGGTACCGGGTGGAACAGTTACAATTGGATTTACTGGTAGCCCGGTCGTTGGTGTCAACGGCACGGCAAATCAAATTCTTGTTACTGGCGCACAAAACGCACCAACATTGGCCACACCACAGAATATACATACCGGCGCCAACTTCCAAGTAAACAGTCTAGGAATTGGTGTTGCGGCAACAGCAACCACAGGCGAATTACGTGCCGGTATAATTCGTGCCACAGACAACATTGTTGCTTACTATTCTGATGATAGATTAAAAACTCGTCTAGGAAAAATTGAAAATGCTCTAGACAAATTATGTAGCTTAGAAGGGTTCTATTATGAAGCCAATCAAACTGCACAAGATTTAGGTTATACAGTTCAGCGTGAAATGGGTATTAGTGCCCAAAAAACACAACTAGTAGCACCCGAGATTGTTAAGCCTGCACCAATCGATGACAAGTACCTAACTGTACAATACGAGCGTTTTGCTCCGTTAATTATTGAAGCTATCAAAGAGTTACGTGCAGAAGTTAATGATTTGAAGAATAAAATATCATAAAAAGTGGTTTAGCGATAAATACTTTATATAAAAAATAGGATTGTAAATTTATGAGTTATGCACAATACGGCCTTGTACAGGCTTCTGACTACAATACTTTAATTGGTTCTAGTCCTAGTAGTACTATTAACACTATTAACACCACATGGGCAGTAGGTAACGGTCCACGTGGATACGGTCAAACTGCATTAAGTACAGTCAGTGCCGCGGCAACAGTTACAGCTACACAATGGTCGACCTTGATTGGTACTGTAAACAGTATGCTTGTTCATCAAAGCGGTAGCGGCACTGGTATCACATTACCAACTACTGGTAACACAATTTCATATTTAGGTACACTAACTGGCGCAATTACAACAGCATACAGTAATGCATTAACTACAGCTACTCGCGGAACTACAATTAATGGTTCGGCTATTACTGCAACTTGGTCGGCAAGTATTAGTAACCCTGGATCAAATCCTCCAAGCTCTGCTACTGCACGTACATCACTTACACGTAGCGTTGGATTAACTGCAACTTTTGCCAGCGCAGACCAAGCACGTTATTTCTTTAATGCAGGCGGTCAGTTAACTTACAACGTAAGCGGCGCACAACTTTCAAGTACAACTGCTCGTACCAATGAAATTGTTAGTATGTTAGGCTTCATGGCTGGTGTTGCTACCTTTGGTGCTAACACAAACGGCGGACGCACTGGTTCTGGTGGTACATTAGGAACTAACGATACTGCCAAAGGTTATTGGACAGCAAACCCAACAATGCCTACTAGTAACGTTACTTTAGTGACCATGACAAGTACTGTAACCAACTACACAGCTGACACTGGTTACATCCAATACAAAACTAACGGATTCCAAGGTGGACAACTTGACAACGGAACATCTGTAACATTCTGGACCACAGTTACATCCAATTCGGGTACTGACTATAACGGTGCATTTGGTTTCGACGATTCGTTTGGTGTAACAATTACCCAAAGTATCAACGTTATTCCTCCAGAAACAACCAACTTAACTAATTCGTGGGGCACAGTTACTATCGCTGCCGCTACAGTATAATCTAATTATTCAAATTAGTTGACAATCGGGCGTAGGTAGTGTAAACTATACTACGCCCTTTTTCTATATAACACTATGACCGATATCAATCAACTTGTTGAGCAAGTACGGCTTGCCACTGACTACCAAACAAATAAAGAAATACTACGTGAAAAGATCTTGACTGATCTACATTTGGCACACAACGGTGGCTTGTTCCGGGTCACGCCAGAACTATTGGCCTTTGTACAAAGTTGGCCAATTGATGAATTGTACCTGGAAGACACGTACCATAATCCAATTGAAGTAGACAAGCAAGTATTTTTAGTAATGGCACAACAACACTATCATAAAGTAATGAACCGGTGGCATCAAGAACATGCAGAAATTAAAAAACTCAGAAAAATCTAGAGGCATTGTTGCGTTTGCTGTTAATACCGGCACAACCGATTATGTTGCTATTGCTAACAAAACAGTTCCGCTTGCCTCACAGGTATTAGGATTACCGTATACTATTATCACGGAAGAAAGTATTGCCGAGTATGCAAGATTTAGTACTCGCACCGATGTTGACACTGGTCTAACTGTTGAGTGGAAAAACGTTGGTCGCAATAGTGCGTACAAGTTAAGCCCATATGATGAAACATTAGTAATTGATGTTGACTATCTAGTGCAGGACGATAGTTTGCTAGACATATTTGATATATCCTGGGACTATTTGTTACAAAGACATTCACGTTCATTAAATGACGAACACATGCCGCCATTAATGGGTAAACACAGCTTGCCGTATGTATGGGCCACTGTATTTGCATTCAGGCGCACTCCCAAAGCTGAAATGTTTTTTAATCTAATAGAACGTATACAAGAAAATTACAGTTATTATAGAGAATTGTTTAACATACCAAATAGAACCTATAGAAATGATTATGCTTTTGCTATAGCTGATATTATATTAAATGGATTCAGGGTACGCAATGATTTTGGTATACCCGGCTGGATGGTAAATGTAACACAAACCATTGACAGCATAGAAGCCCGAGATAATAAGCTAATCATTAAAGATAGAGATGCCGCTTACGTAATACCAAAAATGAATTTGCATGTAATGAGCAAGAAATACTTACAAAGTGAAAACTTCGATAAATTTATAGCCAATGTCACAGCATAAAGAACAACAAGGGTATGTTACCTTTGCACAAAATACCGACACAGTAGACTACTTAGAGCTTGCATACGTACAAGCACTAAACATCAAAGCTACACAGAAGACAGCCAAGTATGCTGTAATTGTAGATGCACAAACAAAGGAAAAGGTAAATGAAATTCATCGTAGCGTTTTTGATTATATCATTGATTTGCCCATGGATTATAATGAGCCTACCAGTAATTGGAAATTGGCTAATGAATGGCAAGTCTTTTATCTTACACCTTTTAAAGAAACAATTAAATTAGAAAGCGATTTATTGTTTACACGATCGATTGAGCACTGGTGGACTGCATTTAGATTACGAAATATTGTATTGTCTACTGGATGTCGAGACTACCGAGGACATCGATCTCATGTACGTACATATCGCAAACTGTTTGATGATAATAAGTTACCTGATGTATATAATGGCCTAATGTATTTTAGATTCAGCAGAGAAGCTAAACAATTCTTTGACACGGCTAGAACTATTGCATCCAATTGGGAATATTTACGTGATAATGTACTTAAAAACTGTAGGGAAGATGCACCAAGTACAGATGTATTGTATGCCATAACTGCCAGACTCATTGGCGAAGATGTATGTACTATGCCTAGCATGGACTTTATAAATTTTGTACATTTAAAACCGGCTATTAACGGGCTTGAAGAAACAGAACGTGTAACTGACATATACCTTAAAGAGTTTGATCAAGGCATGATCCGAATCGGAAACATTAATCAATTAAGTCCTTTACACTATTACGAAAAAGATTTTGCGACTACAGAAATGAAAGATTGGTATGAGTCCAGAAGAACTTAATATTTTAATTAACAAGCCTGCACCTGTTAAAGAATACCGATTGTACTACAATGAACAAGGTATGGTTACTATGTTTGCCGAACATGCACATCCAGAAGGAACTAACTATATTGTCTTAGATGACCCTGATTTATTTTATAAAGCAAATACGCATTTACTTAGAGTACGTGATAACAAGTTAATTAAAATAGATACAAGAATACAATTTAAAACCGGATTAAGACGCGGCACACAAGGACAACCGGTAGTAAAAGGTATTGCCGCATTGGCATTGTTACCCACAGAAACATATACAGAAATAGAATACTATGAGCGAAAAACAAATAATTGACGTTGCAGACCTAGACTGCATCTTTTTAACTTATGACGAACCTAATAAAGAAACCAATTGGATTAAAATTCAAAACATGGTGCCTTGGGCACGACGTGTGGATGGTGTTAAAGGATCTGATGCGGCACACAAGGCCGCTGCCGATGCAAGCGATACTGATCGCTTTGTACTTATTGACGGAGATAATATCCCTGATCCTGATTTCTTTAATTTACAACTCGAACTCACCGACTCTAATAGAAGCTGTGTCTTTCGCTGGAAAGCTAGGAACTCTATAAATGGACTTATGTACGGCAATGGTGGAATGAGCTGTTGGACTAAAGAGTTTATCTACAATATGCGTACCCATGAAAATACAGATGGGTCAGCGGCAAACGATGTAGAGTTTTGTTTTTATCCCAACTACTGGTCAATGAATGATTGTTACTCAACTACCTACCCTAACGCTACACCATTTCAAGCATGGCGTGCCGGATTCCGTGAAGGTGTTAAGATGTGCCTAGATCGTGGTGCCAAGCCTAATATGGCAGACTTTGAACAACGTGTACATAATCGCAATTACGATAATTTGTGTATTTGGCAGTCAGTTGGTGCAGATACAGACAACGGATTTTATGCCATATATGGCGCAAGAATTGGTACATATCTGACTATGTTAAAAGACTGGGACTATCGACAAGTACAAGACTTCGATGTTCTAAAAGGATTATGGGATGAATACTATTGCAATGATGATCGCCCTGAGAACTGCACAGAGATCGGGAACATGTTACGCACACGTTTAGGTTTACCTATTGTAGATATGGATCCGGCTGAAAGTAAGTTCTTTAAGCATCATTACAAAAGTCAATTTAAAAATGTAGGACCAATGGTACGAGAATGAATATACTGGTAAATGGTAGTAGTTTTAGTAGAGGTGAGCACGGTTGGCCTACACTACTACAAAAACAACTTGGATGTGATTTAGTTAACCTAAGCGTAGCTGGGTGTGGCAACAGTTACATACAAGAAACTACCATTAGTGAACTAGCTCAGAGAACATACAATCGCGTAATTATCATGTGGTCTCCGTTTGATCGAGTTGACTATAAAATAACTAACGTAAATTTATTTTCAGGAACTATTTACAATTCTAAATATCAATCAGAACAAAACGACTGGCCCAGTAAAGTACTACATCCAGTCAATGATCAAGACTATGTAGAAAAAGACTGGATATTTGGCTGTGGGTTTGTTAACCAGGATAAGGACACAGCATTACAAGAAGCATTTCATGGTTATTACAAATACACAGATAGATGGCAACAAATATATTCTAACCTAATGCGTGTAATTAGCTTGCAAGGATTTTTAAAAAGTATTAACCAACCGTACTTGTTTACGTTTGCACGACAATTTAGACAGTTTGATAGATACGACCATTTATATAATCTATTAGATTGGGACAACATATATGAAATTGATTTGCAGGCCATTGTACGAGAAAATAATTGGTTTGACCCCGACGGTGTACACCCTGGGCCACAAGCGCACGAGTACTATGCACAAGAAATAATTAAGTTATTATGAATAGATTTACATTAGACCTCAATGACACACTAATTTGGAATTATAAAGAGTTCCTTAGCTTTTTAGTAAATCGCCAGGGCCAACATATCACAATAGAAACACATGCTGAAGGTGTTTGTTTATCTAGTTTAGGGGTTTACGATATATTAGACATGTTTAACTTTTTGTCAGTTACTATTGTAACAGATAATGTTGTAGAAATACATTCTAAATATAATATCGCATTAATTAAACAGCGTTTTAGATTCTTGCAAGTACCGCTAGATACTGACTACAGCCAATATCAGCACTGGAACAGAAATACTGTATACGGTGCATTTTATAATAGACCAACTTGGTCAAGAATTGGATTAGCTAGCCACTTGCTTGCTTGCTATCCAGCACAGTCTACAGTAAATGTTAGATATGATCCTGGCAGTGAAAATCAACGCAGACACTTTGAACTGGATAAACTATTTTTAGCACATCCAGAATCTGTTAAAAATTTTATGTCAATATACAATCAATTGCCCAAGCAATTAGAAGATGCAGATGGATACACATGCGGAGTAACAACGCAAGTACATACAGATCAACTTGCTAAATTTTATTCTAATTTCTTAATCGATATTGTGGCAGAAACATTTATAACTGGCAGAACATTTTTCCCAACAGAAAAAACTATACGACCCATGCTGTTAAAGAAACCATTCATTGTGATGGGACCTACATCATTTTTAATACATTTACGCCAACTAGGATTTCGTACATTTCATGATTTTTGGGACGAGGGATACGACGGGCACAGTGGACTACATAGATATATAAAGATACTTGACTTAATTGATACTATAGCATGTAAATCTACAATAGAATTAGAAGACATGTACGCTGGCATGCAACCCATACTAGAACATAATCATAGTTTATTATTGGAACGTAAATATACAACAGAGGTAACATACATTGAATGATTCGGCATATAAATGGCATCAAGTAGGAATTAACGATAACAAATTCTGGAGAAAAGATCTATTAATAATGTATTTGTACGAATGTGTTCGTAGCAATACACTCCCACTGATCACAGTAGCACCCGAGGCCAGCAGTCTTCAAGGAAACGGCTTGTATTGGTACTTAGATAATTTTTGCGAACGTAATGATTATCCTAAATCCAATATCACAATACGCACTGGAAATATAATTGAACGCCACCCCGAATACAAAATAGAACGAATCATAGAATCGTGGTTTGAATTGCCCATAATTCACAAATGGTTGTGGGACAATACAATAACTTATACATATACACCTACAAAACATTTTGGGCATTTTATTGGTAAAGCAAACTGGAACCGACTATGGGTAGCCGCAGTATTACATAATCAATATGCCAACAAATCATTCCAGACATTCCATGGTGGCCTAGGTACCAATTACCTAACCAAAGATACTACCAAGGTAGATTACATTGGACTTGAAGATTTAGTTAAACGTCGATGTGATGTGTTACCGGAAGTGATTGAGTTCTTGCAAACATGTCCCAGAGTTATTCCTGAAGACAAAGAATTTATCTCCGAATGTGCCACACATATTAAACAGCCCGATCATTATCCTATACAGTTGCCAGCCAATTTAAACATATTACAATACTACAATGACATTTTTGTAGATATAGTACATGAAAGTTATTTAACAGGTGAAGTATTCTTTTGCACAGAAAAAACATGGCGCCCCATGCTGGCACGTCGACCTTTTATCACAGCCGCTGGCCGAGGACATCTTGCCAATATGCGACGCCTGGGATTTAAAACTTTTAATGATTTTTGGGACGAAAGTTATGACGACCTATATGGCACTGATAGAATAAAGTCTATTATAGGGCTGGTATCAACAATAAGTTCTTGGAGCCCAGGCGAATTAATAAGTAAATTAGAGGAAATGAAACCTGTACTGGATCATAACTATACCACATTCCTTCGATTAAAACCGCAACAAATTGTGGAAACTTTTAAAGATATAAAATGACAACAAGATTCTTCGCTTTTGGATGTAGTGCTACTAGCTGTAACTGGCCGACCTGGGCAGATATACTAGCACGAGAATATGATCAATATCAAAATTGGGCATTACCGGGAGCCGGAAATAGTTTTATATTTTATAGTGTTATGGAAGCAATTAAACGTAACACTATTACCAAAGACGACACAGTAATGATTATGTGGACCAACATTGGTAGAGAAGATCGTTATGTTAAAGGACAAGGTTGGATTACCCCAGGTAGCATATATAATCAAACTATATACAGCCAAGACTTTGTTCGCGAGTATGCTGATCCAACTGGATATTTGATTAGAGACATGGCACATGTATCAGCAGTCAGATCTATACTAGAATCTATAGGATGCACATATAAGTTTTTTAGTACTGTTCCACTTAATGTCCCGGATGACAATATCTTTAGGGTGTTTAGCATGGACACCAAGATTGTTAGTCTTTATTCAGAGGACATACAAAATATAGCACCTAGTGTGTTTGAAGTTGTATTTGCATTTGATTGGTATAGTCGTCCTGGTGTTAAGGACTTAGTAATGCTAGAACAGTATTATAATACAGTCAAAGGTGATGCGTGGCCAACTTGGAAAACATTTGAACAACAAGATTGGACAGGTGTAGAAAAGCGTGTGCGTTTAGAAATAGACGAAGACCATTTATTATCTAAACAGTTATTATCGCGCACTAATACACATCTACTACCAGCAGAGCATTTAGAATATCTAGATCGTGTAACAGACATTTATATACCTGAGGAAACTAGAGCATGGGTTAACGATGTAAACACAGCGATACTATCGGGTACGGATTTTAAACGACTATGGAAACCAACAGGTAAGGTTAACAGATTTTGAGTAAATCAGATTTTATGTCTGCCGCAGAGCAGATGAAAGAAAAATTAGGGCACGGGCTATGTTTAGCCAAATGGAAGCAAGTCAGCCTACATTTACCTACAGGGTTAAATAATAGTTGTTATCATCCGCCACTACATCAAATTGATGCTAGTGTATTAAAAGATGACCCGGGCGCACTACATAACACAGAGCATAAAAAAGCTCAACGTGTTATTATGTTAAAAGACGAACGTCCTAGCGAATGCAGTTATTGTTGGACCCAAGAAGACTTAGGAAATCTAAGCGATAGACATTATAGATCAGGAGAGCCGTGGGCGGCAGAAGATTATGAACTTATTCGATCAAGCACCGGTAATGAAACGGACGTTGTTCCGTCGTACGTCGAAGTTAACTTTAATCATGCGTGTAATCTTAAATGTAGTTATTGCAGTCCCCAATTTAGTTCAAGTTGGCAAGCGGAAATGGACAAGTTTGGCGGTTTCCCGACAAGCACAATACATAATGATCCTAGTCATTTTACTGGGCGCAATAGGCCTATACCACATTCCCAACCTAATCCTTACGTCGATGCATTTTGGGAATGGTTTCCAACCCTTTATCCAAAACTAAAACATTTCCGCATGACTGGTGGCGAGCCACTTATGGATAAAAATACATATCGAGTATTTGACTACGTGTTGGCATTACCTAATCCTGAACTGCATTTAGATGTTACTAGTAACTTTAGTGTAGAAGATTCATTATTTGAAAAATACATGGGCTATGTAAAGAATCTATGTAATACACAAATTGAACACTTCATGCAGTATGTAAGTTTAGATAGCGGGAAACCAGACCATGCAGAATATATTCGCAATGGACTAAATTACAAAAGAGTAGCACACAATGTACAGCGTTTCTTAACTGAGATACCTTATCGTAATAGTCTTACATTTATTATCACAATGAATAATTTAAGTGTACTAGGCCTACAACAACAACTCGAGTGGATATTAGATTTGCGTCGCCAACACAGCACAACCTATCAACGTGTTTGGTTTGATACTCCCTTGTTACGTCAGCCTAAATGGCAAAGTTTACAAATACTGCCGCCAGTATATTCTAAACATTTAGAACGTGTAGCTGACTGGATGGAACTTAATTTAGAAACAGCAGATGATCCGTTTCATGGATTTAAAGATTACGAAGTACAGCGTATGCGTCAAGACATAGATTGGATGAAAGAAGGTTGCAATTTAGATCCAGACTATGTTAAACTGCAACGTGCAGACTTTTACAGATTCTTCAATGAACATGATAAACGTCGCAATACTAATTTCCTAGAAACCTTTCCGCAGATGAAAGAGTTTTGGGATGAATGCCGATACTATGCCCAGAATTAAAAACGAAACAGATATAGAATATAAACGCAGGGTAATCGACATTAAGTCGGAGTCATTCTGCGGAGCCAAATGGTACAATGCCACGATATGGTTAGGTAGTGGACAAACTACAAGTTGTCATCACCCGTTGCCACATGCCATTGATGTTGAAGATCTTGCACATAATCCAAAGGCGTTACATAATACGCAAAAAAAGAAAATGGAACGTGAGCAGATGCAAAAGGGAGAAAGACCCAGCGGATGCGAGTACTGCTGGAAGATAGAAGATATAGGACGTGATAACATTAGTGATCGCGTTTATAAGACAGTTATATATACAGACAAAGAATTGGAGACAGCGTATGCTCAGCCAGCCAGCAGTGATGTGGATTTACGAACGCTTGAAATTGCTTTTGATCGCACATGCAATTTTGGGTGTAGTTACTGTAACCCTGCTTTCAGTAGCACTTGGGTTAAAGATATTGACACCAATGGACCTTTTACCGGCCTCACTTCAGACGGCAGGAATCATTTTACTCATAGCCATGGTAGTAGTCAGCTTTACAAGTTTGGTGAGTATAATCCTTATGTTGAGGCGTTCTTTAAGTGGTGGGAATCTGACCTTCATAGATCGTTACTGGAGCTAAGATTAACCGGCGGTGAGCCACTTATGTCGGGAGACACGTGGAAGCTATTAGAATGGTTCAAGAACAACGATAATCGAGTTAATCCAGACATGCGGTTTGCTATGAATAGTAACCTTGGTGCAAAGGATGACTTAATAGATCGTTTAATTGATGCATCACATAGCCTTAAACACTTTCACTTGTACACAAGCAATGAAGCAGTGGGTATTCAAAGTGAATATATTCGCGATGGCCTAGTGTGGGATAAATGGACCGGTAATGTAGATAAAGTATTGGAACGCGGTAATATAGAAGGCTTCCATATGATGTGTACCGTTAATGCACTATGCTTAGATAGTTTACCTGAGTTCCTGGATCAATGTTTAGAGTGGAAAGACTTGTGCGGAAAAGACTATCCTACATTTTCGCTAAATATATTACGCTTTCCAAGTTTTCAAAGTCCGTTAGTACTCCCAGACGAAATACGCCACCAATACAAACTACGCCTACAAGCATGGTTTGATAATAACAGCAAGAATCCGTTACTACATCAGTTTGAACTTAATCAACTACAACGTCTGATAGATTATTTAGATGTAGTTAAAACTCCACACATGGGTGCCGCAGAACAATCAGTCTTACAACGAGACTTTAAACAGTTCTATACACAATACGACCAACGACGGAACAAAAACTTTACACAAGCGTTTCCCTCATTAACCGAATGGTATAATTCAATATGACAGATAAAGCAGAACGTCAAAAAGCATTTTATAAAAAAGGTTACGATTATATGAGTAAGATGCCTTACTACATAGATGCAGAAGACCTAACAGAAAAACAAGTAGAACGACTAACAGAAAGCAAGACATTTTGTATCTTGCCATGGACTCATATGCATGCCTTTCCCGACGGGCGCACATACCCTTGCTGTTTAGCAGACTACTGGCATCCAATTGGCGACTTACGCAAAAACACAATGGAAGAAGTTTGGAACCAAGATGGTTACAAAACCATGCGTAAGAACATGCTTGAAGACCGGCCTTGTACAGAATGTACCAAGTGCTATGAGCAAGAAGAAAACGGTTTCTTTAGTATGCGTAACGAAGCAAACAGAAACCAAGGACATTTTATTAAGGACGTTGATCTAACACATGAAGATGGCACACACCCCGAGTTTAAAATCCGTTACTGGGATATTAGATTTAGTAACCTATGTAATTTTAGTTGTCGCACCTGCGGTCCTATTTTTAGTAGCAATTGGTATAACGATCATGTCAAACTATACAACCGCAAGCCAGATGTACTAGGTCGAGAAATGTTACGTGTAGAGTATGCGGCCGGCGACGAAGAAACTATACAAAAACAAATGGAACCGCACATTCCTAACTTGGAACAAGTATACTTTGCTGGCGGCGAACCATTGATCATGAAGGAACATTATTTCCTATTAGACCGGTTACTAGAACAAGATAAAACAGATTGTAGATTAATCTACAATACAAACTTCAGTGAAATGCGCTACAAAGACAAACACGTATTTGATTACTGGAAAAAGTTTGAAACAGTAAATGTAGGAGCCAGCCTCGACGGTAGCTATGCTCGTGGCGAACTAATACGTAAAGGCACAGACTGGGCACAGGCAGTGGACAATCGTCGACGTATGATGACAGAAGTACCACACGTAGACTTTTACATTAGTGCTACAGTTAGTGCTATGAATATTCTACATATACTAGACTTTCATCGAGAGTGGGTAGAGCTAGGGTTAATTGAACCTAAGGATTTTAATATTAATATTTGCCAAAGTCCTGAGTGGTATCGCATTGATATTTTCCCTGAATGGTTCAAGCAAGACGTTATTATTCCAGCATATCAAAAACATATCAAGTGGTTAGACCCACAGGATAAACTACGTCGTGCTACAGTAGGATTCCAAAGTATTTTAAACTTCCTAACTGCAAATGACCGCAGTGACTTATGGCCACGTTTTGTACAAGAAATTAAAACATTAGATGATTTACGTAGTGAAAATTTTTGGTCTACCTTCCCGGAGTTCTCAGCGTTAAATGCTTAACTATAAAGATTTACGTAGCATACATTTAGAAATTAGTTCCAGATGTAATGCGGCTTGTCCCGATTGCTTACGCAATTACCGTGGTGTAGATATCATTGACACGTATCCTGTGCGAGATATGTCACTAGAGGAATTTAAAGAAGTATTCAGTGCGGAGTTCCTGCAACAATTAGATAATTTTAAAATCAATGGCAACTATGGCGATTTTGTTACAGCTAGAGATGGCGTAGAAATTGTTGAATACATTGTACATTCTAATCCTAAATTAAGTTTGGAAATTAGTACCAATGCTAGTGCTAAGCCAAAGATATGGGAACGACTGGCAAAGTCTAAACCAATCGTATATTTTCGTTTAGATGGATTGGGTGATACACATCAACTATATAGACAAAATACTGACTTTGAGTTTATACTAGACAATGCTCAAAAATTTATTCGTGCTGGAGGAGAAGCAGTATGGGCAATGATTAAATTTGATCATAATCAACATCAAATCAATGAGTGTGAACGTTTAAGTAGAGACTTAGGATTTAGTAGATTTGATTTAGTTGATGCAGGACGCAATACTATGCCAGTGTTTACATCAGATAAAAGATTAAGTCATACCATTGGCGACTATCGTGGATCAACTAATTTTGATGAGTTATACAATAATTACAAATATTACGAAACTGATCCTACTATAGCAGTTATGTCAGAGACTGAAAATAGAGAAATTAGTTGCTATGCTAAAAAAATGCAAGAAGTATATGTAGCAAGCAACGGCGAAGTGTACCCTTGTTGCTGGCTGGGCTACTATCCTTTACATAGTAATAGTCGTCCAAGTAACGCACAGTTAAAACCTTTAATAATGGAAAATAACGCAATAGAGTACGGACTAGAACATGCAATAGCATGGTTTAATAAAATTGAAGAATCCTGGGACAAAACTGTTCCAACTGGAAAAATATATGAGTGCAATCAAACCTGTGGCATTAAATAAACATCCAACAACTTGTATGTTGCCTTGGTCTAGTATTGCGGCAAATACTACCGGAACAACCAGACCATGTTGTATAAGCGAAGATATTATCAAACGTCCCAACGGTACTCCGTATAACCTTGCTACAGATAGTATCATGGAAATATATCACAGTGACTGGATGAAAAATCTAAGACAAGAGTTCATTGACGGAAAAAAACCTGCAGGATGTCGGCGCTGTTGGAACGAAGAAGCCGTAGGAAAAACTAGCAAACGTCTTAATCATTTACATAAAATGAATATGATATTGCCAATGTTAAATTTTACTACGCTAGATCCGGTACATTTTTTATATTTGGATTTAAAACTGGGTAACATTTGCAATCTTAAATGTCGTATCTGCGGCCCAATGATCAGTAGCAAGTGGGCCCAAGAAAGTTTAATGCAGATACCATATGAACAACGTAAAAATAGCATTCAGAAAACATGGTTGGTTGAAGGCGAGTGGCCTCGCACAAGTAAAGGATTCTGGGAAGAACTTTATACAATAATACCCAAGATTAAATTCTTAGATTTTACTGGTGGCGAACCTTTTATGATACAAGAGCACTTTGATCTATTACAATATAGCGTGGATAATGGCTATAGTAAATATCAACACTTGTTTTATAATACCAATGGTACCATATTCCCAGAGGGTGCAGAAGACTTATGGAAAAATTTTAAACGTGTTGAAATAGCATTTAGTATCGATGCAATTGGCAAACAATTTAATCTAGAACGATCCGGAGCAGATTGGGACAAGGTCAATGCAAACATAATAAAATTTCAAGCATTAAAAAAACATTTGCCGCACATAGAACTTCAGATAAGCGCAACAGTAAACATACAAAATGTCTACTATCTTGAAGAATTATGCAATTGGTTTGATCAGCACAAATTTGATTACGTACATTTTGGCCTAGTACATTTCCCTGGTTACATGAGCATTGGTGAAATGACCGATACTGCCAAACAGCTAGTAATAGAAAAATTAAAAAATGGAAAATTTAACAATATTTATAAACCAGAGATTAACAAAATAATTGATTTTATTAACAGAGCAATGAGTACAGATGGTTCTTCGTTCCGTATTAAGATGAAACAACTAGACAAATTACGCAATGAAAATTTTGCAGAAACACATCCAGAAATAGCACGAGCAATGAATTATGACGCTACCTAATACAATTTGTATGTTACCTTGGATTAGTGTTGAGACTAGTCCATTGGGCACTACACGCCCTTGTTGTCTTGCTGACGAAGAAATTGTCGATGAGAATGGTGCCAAGTACGACCTGAACAAAACAAATTTAGAAGTTGTGTACCATAGCAAATATATGCAAGACTTACGAGAGCAGTTTCGTGCTGGTAAAAAGCCCAAGACATGTAAACGTTGTTGGGACGAAGAAGATGCTGGCCGTGACAGTAAGCGTATCAACAGTCAAATAAGATTAAAAGAAATATACAAGGAAGTTGATTGGTCTAACAACAATCCTGACCAGCTATGGTTTGTAGATTTAAAATTAGGTAATATTTGTAATCTTAAATGTCGTATATGCGGCTCTTGGTCCAGTAGCAGTTGGGCCACAGAAGAAATGAATTACTTGCCAGCGGGCGAAGATAAGAAAAAGCATTTAGCATATACTTGGTTAAAGCAAGGCGCCTGGCCACGTAAAACAACTACATTTTGGGATAACATGCGATCATTGTTACCAAATATTAAGTACTTTGAATTTACAGGCGGCGAACCCTGGATGATTCAGGAACACTTTGACTTGCTACAATATGCGGCAGACAAAGGATATAGTCGTAACATTGATATACATTACAATACCAATGGTACACAAAACCCGTTGCCTTACACAAAACTATGGGCACAGTTTGGTCGTGTAGATATTGCATTTAGTATAGATAACGTAGGCAAGCGATTTGAATACGAACGATTTGGTGCAAAGTGGGAAGAAGTAAATGAAAACATAGACAAAACTCATTTTGCAAGAACTGATTTTGCTTCTAATATTACTACACAACTATGTTTTACTATTAATATACAAAATGTCTATTACTTAGATGAACTGCTCGCCTGGGCAGATACTAAACCGTGGACTAGCATTTACTTTAACATGATGCACAGCCCGGAGTATATGAACATACAACATATGACCCCTACTGCTAAAGAACTAGTGCTTAACAAATTAAAAACAACCTTTTGGACTAGTCGTCATTATCAACAAGAAATAGATAATGTAATCAAGTTTATTGAACTTGGTCAAGGCAGTGACGGTAAACGTTTCTTATTTGAAATGCAACGCACAGATGCTTACCGTAAACAAAACTTCATGGATACTCATCTTGAAATAGCCAGGGCAATGGGTTATGAATAAGCCAGCAACACTATGTATGGCACCTTGGGTACACACGTATCTAAGTCCGCAGACTGAACGTCGTATGTGCTGTGCTAGCCGCGAAGATGCACAAAACTTTGAGCAATATATAGACACCCAAGCAGGCACGGGCAAGTACATACCAATTACTCTAGATGAGCATTGGAATAGCAAACACATGAAGTCAGTACGTCAACGCATGATGGCTGGAGAGACCCTGCCCGAGTGCGAAGTATGTAATGACAAGCTATTAAACACAGATGTTTACCGTAGTTATTTTAATCAGCTATTTGGCAATAAGTACTTAGACGCAATGGCGAGTACAGACATTACAGGTTATACCACGATGAAACCTGTAAGCTGGGATTACCGTTTTAGTAATCTGTGTAACTTCAAATGTCGAATGTGTGGGGATATGTTGTCCAGTGCTTGGGAAAGCGAGCAACGGCAAAACAATATGATTGATTGGAACAATCCAAAGAATAATTGGATGAAACCTGAAGTCAAAATAGAAATTGAAAAGTTTCAAGACACCCAGGTAGAGCAAGAGTTTGCTACTGCTGTTGAAGAGCACCGAGTGGAAGAGGTGTATTGGGTGGGAGGCGAGCCGTTAATGTATGAACAGCATTGGCGATACATGAAGCGGATTATAGAACTTGGAGATGGAAAAAATGTTTACGCTAGGTATAATACAAATCTTAGTCGTGTTAATTATCGTGGTATTAATCTGTATAGGGACATACTATCTGGGCTACGTGACTGGCAAATCTGTGCAAGCATCGACGGCACGGGCCGAATTGGAGAGTATATTCGATCAGGTCTTAATTTTGATGAGTGGCTTAAGAACTTCATTGAAGGAATTACGCATAGCCAACACCGCCGCCAAATCCGTATGGATTTCACTCTTACTACACCAGGACTCTTTGAAGTACAAGCGATACAAACGCTCGCAAAAGAACTTGGAGTAGACGTACTAGCCAAAGTAGTTTTTAGTTTTAGTCCGGACATAATTATGTCTCCGTTGGCACTACCTAAAGATGTATTGCATCCTTGGGTAGACGAAATAGTAGCCGGCTTAGAACCCGGTGCCCTTCGGGACATAATGGTCCAACTTAAAACCCGCCCCACCTTTGCTGAACAATGGCCCACAGAATATCAAGCTGGGTTACGTAAGGGCAAAGCTCGCATACAAGAACTTGAAAAAATTCGAAAAGACGTGTATACTTTTAGAGACATAATGTCTTTAAGACCGGACGCACTGGAATGGTATGACTCAATCAATTAAAGTAGTATTACGTAATCCGTTAGATAAAAATGACTTAGTAGACTATACAATAGTTCCCAATGATACTCAGCTGGCCACAGATTGGGTTAACGCATTGAAGGCATTACTTGTGCGTGGCAATCTTGTAGAAAAGAATTTCTGCTTTATGGGATTTCCGTATACAGCACGTAATTTAGGCTATCTATGTAAAGAACTTAATGATGCTGTTTATAAAATTAATTTATTTAATCGTAAAGGTATTTGGCCCACGCCATACGTAATCGAAGAATACTTTACTCCTGATACTGTACGCTTTGGAGACGAATATCCTATAGGCTGGGATGAAAGTAACCTTGGCCTCGGCATTAAGCACGGTGTAATGAACACGTTGCATAATCACTTTGAACGCTTACAGGGAACGGTGTGGGGATTAAGCGAATACTACAAACTGGCTGACTACGAAACAAAGTATGCTATACGTCAACTAAACAACATCTGTCACGAGATGGAGAACTTATGTTTGAGTCAGCGCAAACAAGCAACAACACCACAGTATATACGTCCTAGTCAAATTACTACTTTTCTACAAGCACAACGACATAACTTGACACTTGAACATCGTCAAGGGTTTGTTACCAATGGATATGATCGTGTGTTTGGCGGGGTATATATGCACTGGACACAAATAGGAAAAACACTATTTGAAGTATATAGAGATGAACACGCACCAAACTTAACTGACACAGTATGCGAAGCTATCAATGAGTTAAAATACTATAGTGGCGAGTTTGATGTAGAATGGGGCAGAGATACAGTATATGGTGGCAAAGAGTGTCAGTGGCACACCGACGAACTAGATGGCTTTTATGCTTGGCTAGAAAAAAATAATAAAGATTGCACGGATCCTACATTAAGTCTTGGGTACTTGCCAATGGGACAAATTGACTTAGACGGTTCATTTGGTAATAATAGCCCTGAAGTAGTTTGGCAAATACTTAAAAACCATTTAGACATATATAAAATTGAAGTGGGAGACATAAGTCAAACTTATGATTTTTGTTGGTCAGACTCTGATTATAAACAATTACAAATTAACATGATGAAACCTGGATATGATTATAGCAGCCGGAGATAGTTTTGTATTTGGAAGTGAACTAAAAAGTCCTGCTAACACATTTACAGCCTTATTGGGTGCAGATGAATGTGTCGCATGGCCAGGTTACGGAAATGACGCTATTGCTCGTACTACTATAGAACGTTGTGAACAAGGCGGTGTAACTGGTGTAATTGTTAGTTGGACATTCCCGGGACGATACGAGTTTAGATTTGCCTACAATACTCAACAAAAGAAAAGCCCGTGGTACAGTATTAATGTTTGGACTATTAAATCTGATATTGATTCTATTAAAGAAGAATTTGTTACAGATAATGCAGAAATACTTACTGCACAAAAACAAACTATTGAACGTGCAAAGCAAACTGGAGTTGCTGATTTTGCAGATTCCTTTTATAAACACGTAGGGTCAACTGAGTACTGGGAAATATACAGTAGTCTTAAAGAAATTGTTTATCTACAAAATTATCTAACAGTTAAGGGCATACCATTTATGTTTACTTGTGCAGATAATTGCCTATTTAATAACCATACAGTGGACAACGCCGATTCGGTACTATCAAGTTTGCTAAACCAAATTGACTATTTAAAATGGTTTTGGTTTCCTGAAGGTAAAGGCTCAAACCAAACCAAAACCCAAAGAGGTTTTTACCAGTGGGCGTTAGAGAATAAATACCCAGTAGGCACAACACATCCACTTGAGCAAGCACATCTGGATGCTTCCAAAATAATGAAAGATAAATTCAATGAATTGGTTAAGAAACATATACAATAGAATTACATTAGAAATACGTTATCGCAAGAAATTAAAAGAATTGCGTAAACGTGATCCATTTATTTACAAATGAAAATACTGGCAGTAGGCGACAGCTTTACCTATGGATCTGATCTAGCAGATCGCACACAGTCATGGCCTTGTGTGTTGGCCGGCAAACTTGATACCACTGTAACTAACTTGGGCAAGCCTGGCGGCGGCAATACACAAATAGTTCGTAACATTGTGGAACATGCAACCGATTATGACTTGGTGGTAGTAGGGTGGACAAGTCCAGGGCGAGTAGAGTTTGGAACCATAACCAATACATTTGATGTATGGCCCGGTTGGCAAGGACGACCGATTGACATGTTTCAGCCCGAGTTTGCTAGATTGATAACAGCAAGTCACGAACCTAAATATTTGTTTCGACGGTACCTGACTGATATAATACTGACTCAGAATTATCTAAAAACACAAAACATCAAGTATCTAATGTCAACTACACAAGGCGAAACAGAATATTATTACAGTACACTTAAAGACACCAGTCAAGATCTATTAGACAAGATAGATTATACACAATTTATAGAGTGGCCAATGAATGGCATGGCAGAATGGACATTTGAATCTCCTAGGGGCAAAAGCAATCATTTCTTAAACGAAGGTCACGTAAAAGTAGCAGACAAATATTATGAATATATTAGGAATCTCGGCTGGCTTTCATGATGCGGCCGCAACAGTATTAAACCCTCACGGAGAGATACTATTTGCAGGCCATAGTGAACGTTACAGCAAAATTAAAAACGATGCTGAATTTGCCAGTGAATTGTTTACCGACGTCATGCAACATAGTCCCATATACCATGTTGCATATTATGAACGTCCGTGGGCAAAACAGTTACGTAGATGGTATAGTGGAGAAGGAATAGAATGGAACAAATTTACTGTACAGCAAATATTAAAAAAACAACTTTGCGGTTTTAAATTTCCAGAATATAGTTCGCACAATCATCATTTAAGTCATGCCGCGGCTGGATTCCAAACTAGTACCTTTGATCGAGCTACTGTAGTTGTTATTGATGCAATTGGTGAGTGGGACACAATTAGTATTTGGGGTGCTCATTATGTCAATGGACGGGCACAGTATCATCGGCTATGGGGGCAGAAGTATCCACACAGCATAGGATTGTTTTATACAGCAATGACACAACAAGCTGGACTAAAGCCCATGGAAGATGAATACATCTTAATGGGTATGGCCGCATATGGGACTGATAAAGCCAGTACGTCAATGAGTATGCAACTACTAGCAGACGAGTGGAACATCAAGTTTAAAGAAAATTTACACACTGGTACCAGCTACGAGTGGAACTCAAAATTTGATGTTGAAGATATTGCCAGTTCTGCACAGGCTTTTTGTGAAAATTTGATATATAATGTTATGCGCCGCGCAAAAGACTTTGGGTGGAGTACAAACTTGGTATATATGGGCGGTGTTGCCCTTAACTGTTTAGCTAATAGAAATCTTGGTGATTATTTTGAAAAAGTATGGATCATGCCTAACCCTGGTGATGCTGGTAGTAGCCTTGGTGCGGCCGCTCTTGTCCACGGCGGCAGAATACAGTTTGACCATGCATTTCTCGGACACAGTATTCCCGGTCCTTATCCAGTTAACACCGCGCTCGACGGACTCCTTAGAGATAAGATCGTGGGGGTGGCCTCTGGAAGAGCAGAATTTGGACCAAGGGCCCTTGGAAACAGAAGTCTACTCGCCGACCCGCGGGGTCCGGACATAAAAGACCGTGTCAACCAAATTAAACGTAGACAAGAATTTAGACCATTTGCGCCGATTATTTTGGCAGAGCACGTTAACGATTACTTTGACATGCCTAGTGGGTTTGTTGATAGCAGTTATATGCAAGTGGTGGGTCGCTGTCGCCACCCTAAGTTATTTCCTGCTATTGTCCACTATGATGGCACTAGTCGTATACAAACAGTACCAGCTAATAGTTCAGGAATTAGAGAACTCCTAGAAAAATGGTATGTCTTAACTGGTTGTCCAATGTTATTAAACACAAGTCTTAACATTAAAGGTGAACCAATGGTCAATGACCGCGCTGATGCAGATCGCTTTGAAAAACTCTATAACGTAAAGGTATATTCATGACACAACGTATTTTAATTATGGGCCTTCCTGGCTCAGGAAAAACTTATCTAGCAACAGAACTAAAAAAGCTATTAGAAGACTGTGGCAAAACCGTAACATGGTTTAATGCCGACGAAGTTCGTAAACAATTTGACGATTGGGATTTTAGTGAAGCAGGCCGTATTCGTCAAAGCAAACGCATGTACGACCTAGCAGACACTTGTGGAACCGACTACGCACTTTGCGACTTTGTTGCACCTTTGGTAGAAATGCGTAATAACTTCAAAGCAGACTGGACTGTTTGGATGGATACTATCCGCGAAGGTCGATATGCTGATACAAACAAAATGTTTGTGGAACCTGAAGTATACGACTTCCGTGTTAACGAGCAAAACGCTGTTAAATGGGCAGACTTTATTGCTGAACATATTGTAGAAAACCGCAGACGCCCTGTATTTGATTGGCGTAAAGAAACAGTACAGATGTTAGGTCGCTGGCAACCATGGCACGACGGACACCGTGCGCTATTTGAAAGACTGTTAGCCCGGACTGGACAAGTTATTATACAAGTGCGTGACGTACAAGGTTGGCAAGGTAGCAATCCGTTTGAAGTAGAAAAAGTCAAGAGCTTTATTAAACAGGATCTAGATCCGCTATATCAAGGATTGTATGACATACAAGTTGTACCTAACATTGTACATATTGGATGGGGTCGTGGAGTTGGTTATACCAGCGGCGAAGAAACGTTTGATGAAAAGATAACGGATATTAGTGCTACTAAGATACGTAAGAGTTTAGGAATTGAATAAGTATCGCACATTATGGAAAACGTTGACCTGGCGCTTGGTCGGGTCAACTAGTACATTCTTAATAAGTTACTTGGTTACTGGGCAATTTTTTCTTGCTACCAGTATTGCTATTGCACAGATGATTGCCAATACTATCTTGTACTATATACATGAATTAGCATGGAATCGCTTGCCCTAGTCTAGGATTTGGTTTATACGGCGGTTTAAATTCATAGTTCAAACACATAAGTCTGAGCTGTTCTTTTAAATGATCCCATTCTTGACGTACAAAGTTGGGATCATTGAACAAGTTATAGTTATGATCTAATACAGGTTGCATCTTGACTAACATGTCTTGTTGTTCCGCAATACTCATGCTACTAATATCTTTTAAAATCTTTACAATAGCATCAAGTCGTTGTATTGGATCAAAAATAGTATCGTAACTTTCGTCCCAGAAATCACCAAAGGTTTTAAACCCATAGCTACGTAAATATTCTAAGTTGTTGGCACAGCCCACAAGTATAAATGGCATACGTAGTACAATGGGTTTAAATATCTTTTCAGTCAAATGCGTTTTGTTTTGAAAGTAGCAAGTTTCTGTTACTAGGAATAAAAAACTTTCCATTAGTTGACGTAAGGGACTTAATAGCATACTTTGATTGGGAATAAAATCTTCCTTGGCAAAGTCTATACGTAACTCGGGTAATTGTTCTATGTTAGCAATTACTTCTTCTTTAAGTACATGACTGAGTGGATACTCAGGAATGCCTGCCCTAATACTTACATCAAATGAATCATTGGTATCAGGACATACTTTACTGTAACTAACATAGCCGTGTTCAAGTAAATTGTTTTTGTATAATTCGTTAACTAATAGACTACGATACAATCGTTTGTTGCTTGTAATACGATTAAATGATATGTAAGTTTTCTTTAATTTACGATCGGCAGGAGCAACAATGCCTGGCAAATATTCATGTCCTCGGAACCAATCTGCTGCCGCAAAAATATGAAAGAAATAGTTTACTTCAGCAAACGGCAATTCATTACATATTCGATCTCGGTCGTAGCTGTTTCTTTCGGTGTTAACTAATACCCACGGAGCATGAGTATTTTCTGTCAGCCATTTGAGTAATGGATAATTATAATGTAGGTCTAAGGGTTCTTGATCATAGAATAAGAACAGTGGCACACGAGATAATAATTTATGGTTAATAAACCTATCGTACATGTCTTTGTCGGTAGGCAAGAAATCATCAAATTTCATATTAGCAACGTCGGTGTCAATATCATCTACTTCATTGTCAACATTACGTATCATTTCTATGTTTTCTGGTGAAGTTGATCCAAAAGGATGTAGATAAGCGACCCTCACATCTGCTATAATAGTACGTAGGTACTGATAGATATTTTCATAATGATTGGATAGGTTATACATGTTTGATGTTTTTTACTTTGGCGATAAACCGGGCTTGTTTGCTTTTGAACAACCTGCGACTTCATTGGAAGATGCCGCTACTAAAAGTAAGACTAGTCACTACTGGTATATTTATGGGGGTAATGACTACACCGGATTTGATTTTGATTATACACCTGTTCCTTGGGAAATAAATCATTTACATGTTTGGCCAAGTCAACATCAACGTAACGGCGAAGTATATCTAGCTAATAAACGCACACAGCATCTTGAGGAATGGCACTTTCATACAGGCCAACAAGTCTGGCGCAAGCCTAACAAGAGTTTATGGACTGTACCTGATAACATAGACGATAGTGAGTTTGATTATAGTTGGCATCCAGATCGTACAGAGCCCGACTATGAATATCATTTCCCTACACAATGGCAACGTGAAGGCGGACCTGTTTATCCTGGTAGTGCCGGTGTCAAGTACATGACAGATCAACGCATCCGGGCAGGTGCTACACAAATATTCTACATGGACTTTATGAATACTACAATTAATCGTCATCAATACGATGTATTAAAGTGTGACTATCCTGATATTAAAAGTACACGCTACGTAGACAGCCATCTTAACGTATTCAAACGTATCATGAAATTGGCCACAACAGAATATGTCTGGATTATTAGTAGTATCTGCGACTACACACGATTTGACTTTACTTGGCACCCCAGTGATGCACAACGTGAAATGATACATTGCTTTCCAAGCGGCAATCAAAAACGTGGCGATACATTCTATATACATGTTCCTAGTTTTACACAGCAAATGGTTGACTTAGAGTTGCTAGATTGGTTTAATGTTATTAATTATTGTGAAGATCAAGTGCTTACCCGTTTTGATACACCTGTGCATGTTTATGATACTGATGATTTAGTAACCGAAATTAAAAACTACGAATTTAAAACTCCCTATGCAATGTTTACAAACCAAAAGGATTTGATGTTTGCAGACTTTCCTTGCTTATGGACCAAGAAAGATCGCATCGTCCATCGTGTTACTGAAGACGGATCATCTGCATTAATACCAAGAGATATAAAAGAAGATTTAGTTACACAAGTATACGACTATCCGTACCTTGACACAAAAGGACATCGTATAATAAGCCCGCGATATCGATACTCAGATGTAGTTTTTATCAGCAACGGTGAGCCAATGGCAGAAGATAACTGGTTAGCACTTGCTCGTATTTGTCCCTGGGCTAAACGCAGTGATGGTGTTACTGGTCGTGAAGCCGCTTATAAAGCCGCTGCCAGTTTAAGTACAACGCCTTGGTTCTATGCGGTGTTTGCTAAGACCGAAGTATTACCTGACTTTAAGTTTGATTTCCATCCAGACTATTTTCAAGAGCCCAAACATTATATCTTCCACAGTCGTAATCCTGTAAACGGATTAGAGTACGGTGCTATGAACATTAACTTATATAATAAAAAGTTAGTACTGGAAACAGATCCTGGTTTAGACTTTACCTTAAGTAAAGAACACGAAGTAGTTCCTATTTGTGCAAGCATAAGTCGCTTTAATACAGATCCATGGATTACTTGGCGTAGTGCTTTCCGTGAAACAATGAAACTACAACGTGAAGTTGTATTAGGTGCTGGATTAGAAATTCAACATAGACTTACAACTTGGTGTACAGTTGCTGAGGGTGAAAATGCTGAGTATTGTATTCAAGGCGCATTAGATGGCGTTGAATATCACGATAGTGTCGATGGGGATTATGAGGCACTCAAGTTGAGCTTTGACTGGGCTTGGTGCCAGGAATACTATTATAAAAAGTACAACAGAAAAATTTGGTTAGAATTGGTCTAAGAAGTCTTGTGCTAAGAACCAATCTAAGTACTTGGGAATACCTTCTTCAATATCTACAGTAGGACGCCAGTTAGTACACTCTTGTAAAAATCTACTGTTGAGTGTATCTCTATTAGGATAAAACACATCGTGCGGCTGAATTACAATCTCACTGGGTATTCTTGATTGTATCATTTCGGCAGCTTCTATAATTCTTCTACCATTGCCACGTGTACAATTAAACGTACTATTAACACAATTTGGATCAAGTGCCACGGTAGTAAATGCACTAGCTACATCTGTTACATAACTAAAGTCTAGTTTATTGTCCGGACCGTTAACAATCATCTTGCCGGTCTTTAATGCAGCCACTGTCATTTTACTAATAACACGTACTACCATATCGCGTGTGCCATACAAAGCACTAGGGCGTAACAATGCATATTCTAAACCATGTTCGTGGTTCCAAATTTTACACATACGTTCGCATTGTAATTTATAACTACCATATAAAGTCAGCGGATCACATACGGCAGTTTCGTTTGGTGCACCTGTGAACGCATCAAAGTCGCCATATACCATCGAACTACTTGCTAGTACAAAACGTTTGACATTGTACTTGACACAAAGATCTAGAGCAATAGCAGTGGCCGCAATCATATTGGTTGTGGCATCTACTACATTCTTTTTAACCATCTTAGCATTAGGGTATGTAGCAAGATCAATTACTACATCGGGTTTAGTAGTTGCAAACGCATTATCCATAAATACCGGATCACAAACATTGCCTTGAAGACCGTTGTGTGCGCCCATGTAGTGCAGGCGTTGTAACAATACTGGAAAATATTCCCAATCCTGATATTCGCCGTATTGATGATGTATGTCGACGGTTGATACGTTGTGCCCTAAGTCGGACATTTGTCGTGCCACATGGTGCCCAATGAATCCGTGTCCACCTAAAATTAATATATTCATTTTAATGCCTCTACGATGCGTTCTACTTCAGCATCAGTTAATGTATGTTGGTTTGGTACTGTAAAACTAACAGCTTTTAATCTATCACTTACTGGAAAAGACTTTTTTGTATGATACAAAGCCTCATCATTGACTGTTACACGATAATGTACAGTAGCACCAATGCCCTGTTCATTTAGTTTTGATACTAGCTCGTCTCTATTGTCGCTCTGGAATACTAACTTATGATAAGTATTTTTTCTTAAACTAAAATCGTTTGCTGATTTTAGTTTACAGTTACTTCTAATGTGGTCACTGATTCGGGTTCTCCGGTCCTGCCATTTTTCGGAATATTTAAATCCTACCAAGACTGCGGCAACTTCCATAGTTGACATTATACTATTTAAACCGGGCCCAATGGCAAGATCGTCATTACGGACCTTACCATGAATACGTAATTGCCTACACATAGTGGCTATATCTTCGTTGTCGGTCAATAATGCTCCGCCTGATCCCCAACTAGAAATAGTTTTACTAGGGCTAAAACTAACGCAACTAACTAGACCCTTACTAACACTCCAATTTTCCCAGTCGCTACTTTCCAAACTTTGGGCGGCATCGTTGATAACTGGCATACGCAATCGATCCAGATTTTGCCAGTTGCTCATGTTACCAAATAAGTCAATGGGTATAACAGCATCCACATCACCAAGTTTGGTAACATCAATGGTGTAGTTATCAGTTACATCAACAGGAACTACACGGTAGCCAGCACGAGCAATGGCGTGTGCAGTGGCAGTAAACGTGTAATTGCCTACAGCAATCCTGGAGTTTCGAGGCAATTTCAATGCCTGCAGAGCCAGGTCTAATGCGTCAGTACAGCTACCCGTCACTACACAGTATTTTCTATTAAACCGGCGGCACAATTCGGCTTCTAATAATAATGCAGGTTCGCCATTTTGGGCAATGCCCAATCGATGGTATTGATCTGTTAACGCAAACACCTCATCCCGAATCTGGGTCCATGCCCGTTCAGTTTGGAAGAGGTTAATCTTATCTAACATATTTGTATAGTAGTGTAAATGCTTCTGCATCCGGGTTGCCAGATTTGTCGCCATGTACTTTGGACAAGTTTCGAATCTGTCTTAGTTTATTTTCGGTAATATAACTGCTATAACATTGTAACAGGCTTTCTTTAAATTCCCAATCAATGCCTACATACATATTAGCCGTGTTTGTTTTATATTGATAACAATAAGGCCAAGAGTCCATTGTCCAAACTTCTCGAGCACGACGTTGTAGTAACGGCCAAGCTAGTTCGTATGTTGTTCTATGATCCTGGTGGAAGTCCTGTGGATTTGGAATAATAGCAAGATCACACGAATCAATTAATTCGCTTAATTCAGTCATGGTGTTATTATTGCATACTAAATTAGGACGACCATTGGCGTGTAGATCAGTATCTAAAACTCTGAGCTCAAATTGTGATAGTGTATAACTATTTTTTAATTCTTCTAGTACAATATCTTCATCGCGTTCGCTATTAACTTCTGCACTGGGTTTAACTGTAACAATAGAAATAATTTCCGCACCTTGGTCCTGAAACTTTTTTAATGTTCCGGCACAGGCAATTTCTAAATCGTCTGGGTGTGGGGTTATGGCTACTATTTTCATTTTAATTTGTCTTGCCAATATTTAGATTCAGTAAACCAGCGATGGTATTTTACAAATCCTTCTTCTACATCTACTTGTGGATCGAATCCAAAGTCTCTACGTGCGGCAGTAATATCTAAAGCACCACGTGATGGAAAATCTGCGTCTTTGTCACGTACTTCAACTCGACCATTCCCGGCAATCTTGATAGCTAAACTTGCGGCCTGCAACAAACTAGTGCTATGACTCTTGGTAATATTGTAAGTACCGTTAACAGCCACTTTACTTAAAGTGGCTTGCACAATGCCACGTGCGGCATCTTCCACGTAGGTAAAATCCAGCGTTTCGTTTGCGCCATTTACCCTAAGAGTTTCTCCTCGCATAGCAGATAACATAAACTTACTAACCACACGATCTTCAACATCGTACTCACCGTATACAGCACTAGGACGAATAATAACATGATCAAAACAGCCACGACGTGTGTAATCTCGAACAAGGTTCTCACCCATTAATTTCATAATACCATACTGCCCTTGTGGCACACATATCGCATCTTCGGTAACATCATTGTCAAAGTCTCCGTATACCATGCTACTACTGATATAAACAAACTTTGGAATTTTATACGCCTTGGTTATTTCTAGTAAATTAACTAACCCAGTTGCCATTACTTCGGAGCCCCATACAGGATTTGCACTAACTACTTTTTGTCTTGGAAAACTTGCTAAATGTATAACAGCTTCGGCTTTAAATGCAAAGTTACCAAACCAATTGGCAACTCTTTCATGGTTACGCAAGTCTACATGATGTGTATTGCTACGCATACGACTACTACGATGTTTGTGTAAATAACTTAATTCTTCTTTGGGTATAAATCCGTAATCGGTTACGCAATCTAATGTATAGCATTCGTGTCCCAGTTGTTCTAGCTGACGCACCACATTATGCCCAATGAAACCTGCACCGCCAGTTACTAAAAATCTCATTATACTGCCATTTCTGCTTTGATACTGTTGTGTGATTGATATCCGTCTAAGCGAATATCTGCCATGGTAAACTTAGTGATATCTTTTACATCGGGATTAAGCCAAAGAGTTGGTGCAGGCAATGGTTCACGTGATAATTGTTCTTTTACCTGTTCAACATGATTTAGGTAGATGTGTGCATCGCCGAGTACATGAACGAACTCACCGACCTGGAGGCCGCACACTTGAGCTATCATGGCCGTTAACAGGCTGTAGCTAGCGATATTAAAGGGAACTCCTAAAAACATGTCACAACTTCTCTGATACATCTGACAACTTAATCGACGGTCTTTACTTACATAAAACTGAGCCAAGACATGACACGGGGGCAGGGCCATTTGTTCTAATTCGCCAGCATTCCATGCAGATACTATATGTCGTCTTCCGTGTGGGTCTCGTTGTATTCCGTCGATTAATTTTTTAATTTGATCTGTTTCTACTTCTTGTATTCCGCCTTGTACACTAAAATAACTTCCACATTCATTTTTAATACTGCCAGACTTGACATGTTGGGCGGTCCGCCAATGGCGCCATTGTACACCATATACACGACCTAGGTCACCTTCGTACTGTGCATGTGGTTTCCAATACGGAGCAAGCGCATTAGGAGTCCAGATAGTCACGGCACCCGTACGGTCACCGTAGGTGATCTCTGCTAGCCTACGTTCATCGCCTGAACCTTCAAGCATCCAGAGTAATTCGCCTACGCAGGCTCGCCATGCTAGTTTTTTAGTAGTTACTGCGGGAAATGATTCTGTAAGATCGTAGCGTTGTTGCATACCAAAACAACTAAGTGTACCTGTTCCAGTCCGGTCTCCAACTTCTTGTCCGTGGTCTAATACATATTGTAGTGCTTCTAGATATTGTTTCATAAATTTAGTTCTTTTAATATAAGTTTATTATACGCACTAACTAGAACATTGTCAAACAATCATATTATGGTTTAACTCGTTTAAAAATAGATTCGTATACTATAAAAGTTGATTGGAAATCTCGGCTCACTGTGGCATACACCGGTCGGTAACCAGTAAGGAATTCTTTTATATACATTCTGGTATCGTTGCGATATGCTCCTTTGATATGAGTTATATATACTCTATCATAGAGATCTTTTGCTTCTTCTATTAATTTTGGACCACCAATTACAAATACTTTTTTGTCTGGGTGTTCTTTTTCAATGCTGATTAACTTGTCGTTGAAATTGCCCGCAAACGGCATGGCATATTTTACCGGTTTATTAGTGGCAACATATACTGTGCGATTAGGAAGTGGCTTGGGCATCTTGGGATCTTCCCAAGTATTACGTCCCATTACAACTACATTACCTGTTGTAAGTTTTTGGAAGTATGACAAGTCTTCGGCGTTATGGGGCCAAGGCAATGTGCCATTGAAACCCATACCACCGTTAAAGTCAACGGCAAATATGGCATTAATCATAAATCTTTCAGGAGTTTATCGGTAAAGGGTTGTACAACTTTTGCTACGCTGTCTACACTGATATGAAAGTCCACGTCTCTGATGATGTCATCGAGTGCGTGTAACTTTTCGTTAATTATACGTTCTATTACAGCAGGGTCGCCACCTTCTTCTAACATCTCAGCGACGTTGACGTCAACGGCTGTACCATCTTTAAGATTGACAGTGATTGAACGTATGACAGCAATGGGAACTTGCTCTTTGTTTACTTCCTTGAGCAACTTTTCCCATTTGGCTTTACTATTTAAGTTAAGCCGCTTGCTTTTTACTTGGCGTGGCTTTTTTGGCTCTTGTTGTTTTGACATTGTTTGCAGGCGTTAGTGAGTTTGCTTCTTCGGTCAATCGTTTGGCTTCAGCTAACAATTGAGTGGCTTGATTTTTCATTTGCTCAGCTTGAGCCAAACGTTGTGCGGCAATATCTTGATCGCCTAACACACCTTCACTTAGCGCACCTTTGAGGTATGCGGCAGCAGAATCAGTAGCATCCACATCAATATTGGTACGACTCATACTAGTATTGTTTGGTGGCATGCCAACTTCACGGCCTTCGCGACCACGTTTCTTGCCACTCATACCAGCACCGGAATCAATTGCTTGCATACGCTTTACTGCTTCTTCGCCTTTGTCCATTTCGTCCAGGATGTCATTTAATTCATCTAAACGAACTGAGCTTTTAGCAGTTGGAGTAATCAATACTTGGCTTGTTGGAACCTTCTTGATGAATCCTTCTTTGTGCATAACTTCTAACAAGTTACGGCCATCGCCCATGGTTGTACGGAATAACACATCCGACAATTCCTTGGAATTTTGTCCAACTGCACTTTCTAAGCACTTCATTAGATCGTCGTGGATCATGCGTGGTAGTGTATCACTGTAGGCTACTAGAGCCATATGAGCTTCGTTTGGTACACGACGCCAAAGCAATACTATCTTTTTGTTGTTGTGTTTACCGACATGTTTAATCATTTTATTTTCCTTGTTATGCCGCTGGTGCTGTAGCATCAGCTGGCTGTTCACCCGCAGGAGGATTTAAAGCACCGCTAGCTTGCAAGAAGCTAACTAAACGCTCGTATGTACCACCTACTTGTGTGAATTCTTCGGCACGGAATGCGCCTCGTGTACTAGCAAGCTGAATGCACTGAGCCGCCGCTAAAATATCCGATAATTGTAATTGAACCTGTTGCGGTTCTTGTGCTTCTGTTGTTGTCTGGTCTGACATAGTAATCTCCGTAAACTATGCATATATTTACATGAGATCTCAAACCGGAAAATATTTTCTTAGCTCAAAAATCAAAGTTATGTTTATTGATTTGATCCAGCATTAGGGCAAACATACTGGCTTCGCCGGGTACTTCAAAAGCCGCACATTTTTGAAATACTACGTTGTTATTTTCGTCTTTGTAGTAGTAATCGTTATACCAAAAGCGACCATCTAAATTAGTCCAAATCCAATCCGAAATTACCTTTTCGCCAGCCCGCAGATTGAACTCCACTTTGACAAAATGTGGAGGACAATGTTCAAGCTCACGGAGCCCGAACACCGCCAGGGGATTTACTTCATTGTACCTTAGCATCGGTTTTTATAATGCCGTCAATTTTACCATGTTTGCGTTTGGCAATCTTGGGATCTTTTTTATAAATGTCCAATGCTTTGTTAAGATTTTCTTCAGATGATTCTACCAAAGTAATTTTAGCACTACCCTGTTTAATTTCGGGCAATATCAAACGATCTTTAAGTAGCTCTTCGGCGTCACGAACAAACACTTCGGTTGCTTGGTACTGTTTGGTATATTGTGCAATCTCTACACTACGCATAAGATCATCGAGGCAATTTTCCAAACTATGAATACGTTGTTGCAAGGTTAATGCTAATTCACGTGCTTCTTTTGGCTTTAAGTCTTTGGGGTTTTTAAATTGCATTATTCTTTTCCTAGGGTTGCGGGACTGTGATCTAATCTATTGCCATGCTCGTCTGAATAAAACGTAGCATCCTTATCTGTTATTGTAACACATAAATCATAATGAAGCAAGTCGTAATCAGTAAATTCAAAGGTATCAGTATACACCCTAAAACGATACTGGCCATCAGCACACCAAATTAAATGACCTTCTACTCCGTTGGCTGATAGTTTCATAGTTTACTCCGAGGAAAGTCAATGGGATTATCAGTATTACTAATATGATATTGCATATTTGTTTCATCCAATGGATGCATTGCACCCGGAGCTCTATTAGTATAAAATTTTTCATCAGGGACTGCAATAACCATTACTTCTTTTATAGTATTGCAGTAAGGATCAGCTGGATTGGCATACTTGACTATTGCACAGGCTGTTTCGTCTCCGTGCTCAAGACGTTCCAACTTGGACAACAAGGTAAGTAGGTTTCTTTTAGAAAGATAAATTTGTTGTCTCATTTTGATTTCTCTTTACGTTCTTGGTCTTCACGTCTACGTTTGGCGTACCACGGTTCTTTATATCCTGGCTTCATTCTTCAACTCCGAAATGTTCTTGTAAATCTCGTCTAATGAACTTCACAGCATTGTCCCAAATATCATTACTACCACCTCGTTCAGCATCGTCTACAATGCCTAAACATTCCCGAACAATCAACTCGGCGAACTTGGCAATATCAAAGTGCTCGTCGATCATAAAATTTCTATTGCCGTATACCTGATGCCAGGCACCACATTGTAAAGCAAGTTTACTAATCTGTTCGGTCATTCTTCAATTCCAAAACGTTGTTTAATATTTTTAATCTTGCCTTCTAGCAATTCTAACCCATTAACACCGCCAAGATAACTCTGCGCCCACACTTCATGATGTTGAGTTGGCCCAACAATATCGATGCAATCCTTAATAATCAAGTCTGCTAATCTCTTGGCACGACCTGCAATCTCAGGAGCCGCATAGCCTGCTTCAAGCATTAATTCTTTTAAACGTTCGTTCATAATATTACCTGTGGAGTGCTATGCACTAAATGAATATACAAAGATACTGATATAATTATACAAAAAATATAATCAATCATACTACAATAAACCAAAAATAAGTCCCACGGAAAATCCCATTAAGCAAAGATACATCAATGCAACTGGGTACCAAAAAGCATTTTCAAGAATGTTAATTAATTTAATCATTTTTCAAAGTCTCCCACATTAAGGTTGGATCGGTGCGTGGTACTGTAGCTATACAGCTAATCCACCCACGTTCATAAGCCTGTGCAATTATTGTAGCATACTCTCTAGGACATTTGCTAGTAATTTCTATACCAGCACGATTGGCTACTGTAAACGGTCCTTGTAGTTGAAAACTTGGATCACCTTGACTTAAGGTAACCCAAGGGCTTTCTGCTACAGTAAAAGTCATTTTCCTGCATCCTCGTAGTGAGCATACACACCAAACTCTGGCTCTGCTGATTTGTTGCCTTTAATAATCCAAACAGTATCACAATACTGCTCAACTTCCGCTGGGCTCCAACCAAAGAAACAGAAGTCTGTAAACATGATCAATTTCTTAGGTTCAATATCGTTGGCTTGCAAGTAATTCCACACACAATGTGGATCTGTACCACCACCACCACCTGGTTCAAATGTACTAATATCTTCCAAGTTATCGCTAGTAAATGTAGCAATGTTATGGACTTCGGTATCCCAACCCATAACAGTAATACGATACTCTTCGTATGCTTCCATAATACCTTGGATCTCACTCAAGAACACTTTGAGATCTTGGTCAGTAATACTACCCGAAGTATCAATACCAATAACAACATCAATCTGCTCGCCGGGCTTCATACCGGGCATGACAGCATCCATATGCCAGCTACGACGGCTAGGACGGGCCCAAGTAAAGTCACTCTTAATAGTAGATTCAATTTGTTGCTGTAGCAACTCTCTCCAATCCATAACTGGCTCGGTCAAGTCTTTAATCATGCGCTTGACACCACCTGGCAAGTTACCTGCGCCCGATGCTTGAGCGGCCGCTAGCACAGCCTCTTTAATTTCGTCACGGATCTCTTTCTTTTCAGCTTCGCTCAAACGTGGGCGACCATTTCCGGGCTTGTCGCCATCTCCGTCACCTTCGCCATCTTCGCTGTTGCCATCCAAGTGCTCGTCCAATAGACGTTTCATTAGCTCGTCAATGTTGATCTTGTCTGCATTTTCGTACAAGTCATCATACACTTCTTCAGCACTCATGCCTTTGTACTTAGAATCATACAGGGCGATTGGAATCTTATCACCAACCCGTTGTTCTACCAAGTCCCAGTTTACACAATAGTCATCGGCAATGTTCCACAGTTTAGGATCGCGATTGCCACGACGTCCCATGTGGTCATAAACTGCATGAAGCACTTCGTGTCCAACCAGGAACTCTAATTGTTTGAGTGGCAATGAATTGACGAATACACTATTGTAATAAAACCTACGTCCGTCTGTGGCGGCAGTGGGGCACCACTCATCTGCATTGATCAGATTCATGCGGGTTGCCAAGTTGCCAAAGAACGGAGCACGGAGTAAAAGTCCAACACGAGCAGTGATCAACTTTTCACGTGCCGCGGCATCAACTTTGGGATCTGTTGCTGTAACAGATTTGCTTTTTTCTGCTAGTGTATTATCTGACATTTGGGCTCCTAAATTTCTAATATACTAATATTATACATTTAATTGAATAATAGGTCTGTGGCTTTTTTACAACGGTTATTTTAGTGCTTTTCGCTGGGCAAAGATATCTTCCATGTTGCTTACAGATGTATTTACACCTTTCCTTGGAGGTATTTGTGGCTCACTTAACGGAGCAGATACTGTAACCGTGCCTTTGGGATCACATACACGTTCTCCGTGTATTACATTGGCAATCTTACAATCCTGGTCGGCCATCTTGCTAATTGCATGGTCGGCTAGGCCTTTACCAGTAATCTCGGTACTTGCCACACTTGCTACACCAACTACTAATAAGACTGCTTCAATGATCATTGTGGCCACCTAAGCATAAAGTAAGTTCGATCCTCTGGATTGGGAATGTATAACATCATTTGTCCTAATGCTATTCTTTCTTCACCTAGCCAAGCACCAATTGCGTCCTTGTGATCTATCCACCATTTACGGTCTAAGATTACGCAAATTCCTGGGCTATCTAGTTCTGGGCAAAAGTCATAGTTCATAAGAATAAGGAGGACTTATGGCTTGCGCCTGCCCCCTGCCTGTGACAGCAACCTTTTACTTACCGCCTGCCGCGATAATGTACTTGCCATAACGCTTATGGAACTCATCAAAGTTCTTGAGCTTGCCTGGGACCAGTGGCAAGTTATAAGTAGTCAACGCAACACGAGCACCCATAACAACCAACTCAGTACTGAAATTATCCATCATAAAGCGGAAGAAGTTATCAGCTTGTCCGTGCCATATTGCAATCTTTTCTTTGCCAAGTTTGGCATAGTTATCCTGAAGTTCATAGCACATGGATACAGTCAAAGAATACATAGCACTCACTTCTTTAACTTCCAAGGTTTTAACCTTACCTGCCAAGATATCACTTGGGTTAGGCATACGGCTTGCAACCTTGCGGTGTGCCATAAACTTAACGCCCAATCCGTCTCCAATGGTACCCGAGATCAAGTCGCTCAATTCGCCGTCTGTTGCATCTTCGTCGTACAAGAACTCTGATACAAAGCTCCACGAACGTGGTGTAGCAAAGGCACGTGAACTTGAACGTGGGTTAAAGTCCATCAAGTCTTGTTTAGCAAAACCGATGTAACCTACTACGTCTTTGTGTACACGATTCTTAACAGCCCACTCGTTCCATGAATCATAATCTGCACGTACTTCCAAGTGAACAAACCGGTTTGCCAACGGCATTGGCATACGGAAACTTACACCCTTGTCGCTTTCGCGGTTACCTGCGGCAACTAGTACTACGTTCTTTGGTAGATGATAGGTACCAAGTCTACGATTCAAAATTAGCTGATAAGCCGCCGCTTGTACAGCAGGTGCCGCCACGTTCATCTCGTCCAGGAACAAGACAACGATTGGATGCTCCTTGGCCATTTCTTCACTAGGCATCTCCACTGGTTCTGCCCAGTCCATCTTGCCATTTTCTTTGTTGTAAAACGGGATACCACGCAAATCGGTGGGCTCCATTTGTCCCAACCGCAAGTCAATACAAATACCACCAAGTTCGGTAGCAAGGCTAGCAACTAGCTCTGACTTACCCACTCCGGGAGGCCCCCAAATAAACACTGGGCGTTTGACTTTAAATGCACGAAGCAAACGGCTACGGCATTCATTTGGCGTTACGGTTCTATTCTCACTAATACTAGTACTCATCACAGGCTCCTTAAAAAATTAACTACTGAAACTACATTGTATATTAAAACAATTTAACTGTCTGTCGCTTTTATGCAACATTAAACAATCTTTACTTGTGAATGGTCGACACGATCACTGTACATCTTGTGGCCGCGCTCACGAATTAGGTCGGCCATTGCTTGAGGGCTGGTTTCAAACATGTCACGCACATCTTGCTCGGAAATACTGTCATCCATATTTACTGTATAAATCTCGTAATGGCGCTGACTGTTATAACGAGCTCTGAGCATAATGCCGTTGACAATACTGTTGAGATTTGGACCTGGTTTGTCTTGTAGTGTGGCCCAGGTACGCTCTGCGTCCATTGCTGTGACGTTGACCACAGCCTCAAGACCCAGCTGATCCCAGCTCAATAAAAAAGTATTACCTTGATTCATTAACGGCTCAAATTCATAACACGAGCGTCATATTCCATGAAGCTAACTTCAAACGGAACAAGAACTTCTTTGCCAACACGGCCTTTATCTTCTGCGTCACTCCAAGAATCGTAAGTAACGTCAATTACAAAACAGTCATAACCACGGTTGTCAACTTTCTTAACAACACCTTCAACATAACAGTCTTCGCGACCTGTCATGGGTTTGAAATCATATGCACGGATAGTGTCACCAACTTTAGCGATATTTGCAAATTTCAACATTTTAGCTCCTGTTTATTAACTTCAATACAACTATTATACATTTAATGGATTTATGGCACAACCAAAATTTTGCCAGCAAAAAACCCCGTTTTTAGCGGGGTTTTAGCGGGGGTTTGAGTGTGGCGTTTTTACAACACCAAATGCTTAAAGTACTCGAAGTGATTTTCCAAGGTCCATGTGGCCGGATCAATCACAGTACCATCGTGAGTTTGATACATGGCAGTAAACACGTTTGAATATCGCGTAAACGGCAACCAGATGCTGGGTGTTTTGCTTGCCCAACCTGCATCTTTTAAAGCCATGTGTTTTGCACGGCTTAATTTTACTGTAGGTGGGTTTAGAGCTTGGGAAATTGAGATAACATTGCCCAGCAATAAATCTCGCAAAATCTTGGCCGGGATCAAATGCTCAAAATCCCATTCTTCATCAGCATCTACTTCGTGATAGTGTGCTTCCATGCCATCACGTTGTTCAATACAGTACTCGTGATATCTGCGTAGATAGTAATCAATATCATTGCGTATTTCTCGCAATAGCTGTTGATCATTTTCCACAGCATGATAATCTTGAACTAGTTGACCAATACGTCGAGTACAGTAAGAGGCCACGGTCTGATAAGTTTCAGGTGTACGACGTGTCTTGCCGTAATTGGGTACTATAAATTTTTCCAATGATTCTTTAAGCATAATCAAACCCATCTGGCAAAGGTATTTCTGTGTTGTAACGATTTAAATGATGTTTCTTTTCGTGTGTGACACGAGAATGGCAATTACGGCAAAGACATTCAACATTTGCTGGATCAGTATTTTGACGATTACCATCCTTGTGATTGATGTCAATCTGTCCTGCATAAGTTATAGTTGAACCACAAGGAAATTCATACTCCGATCCATTGCGGTTAGCACAACCGTTGCTCAACTTGAAGTTATCTACTTCGTATTTTTTAGAACCACGATGTTCTTCACACATGGTTTTCCATTTAAATCCCACAGTACCATCGAGTTTAGGATATTGTTTATGATACGATACTTGGTTATTGCACCCAGGCAATGAACACTTGGGTGCTAGTTTTGTTACTAATGTAATATTAGCCATTAGACTGTCTCCTGTGGAAATAGTCCTGGTGCAACATTACCATCCTCAATTCCGGTCTTGCTGGCATCACCGTGGAATGGTAAATTCAGGCTACCGCCATTGCGTATATGCAACTCACGCAGGAAGTTACTCATTGCAAGCGGAGCATTCCATCCTGCACCTGGGTGACTGTATTCCCATTGTGTTTTAGATTTAGAATGTACCAGTCCCGAGCTTTTGAATGACTTTCTAGCAGTGGTCAATACTTGGATCATCCAGTCGTTGGACAGATTGTATTGTGTGGGATTGGTACCCACTAGGCGTTGTAGTTCTACTAGGCCGATATAACAACCTTGATCAATTTCTTCCTGCATCGGGAATACTGTTTTAACAGCACTGAGAATCTGATTCAGAATTTTGCCAGACTCATCTAGTTCAATGCCCTTTTGTGCATACTTGAAGTGACTAAAGAAGTAATCGTGATCACCACGTAAGTTATCACTGGCACGTGAACCTTTGTCTTGCAAGTCAATTTCTAACGTATCGAACTGATCCTGCATTATTCTGGCACGAACGTTCTTGATATCACGGCTACCGTTCTTGTAGCGAACCAAGGCATTGCGATGCAAGTCGCCTGGGTTTAATCTTTTAACACCGGTATCGTTTAGCATTTCAAATGCATACGACGCAAAGTTTGGATCGTCTGTTTCTACTACGGCGCAGGGAATTTCTGTGTAGCCAAGGATGGCCGCGGCAAGTGTACGATGTTGTGCATCATAAAGATAGATGTTACTGCCCTTGATACGGCAGGCCGATCCTGGACTGCAAATGCGTGGATCCCATTTCTTCATAATATTGATCACGTGCTTGTGAATAACGTCACGCTGAACTTCATAGTCGATCCAAAGATCTTCTATGGTAATCATGGTACTATGTGGGAATGTGTGTACTAGAGCTTTTGCTCTAGCTCTCCAAGTCGCTAGATCTTTATCTGTGACTTCGTAGTGTGCTTTGAGCTGTGATTCTACTTCTGCTACAACTTCCGTGAATTTACGGACAAGGCGTTTTTGGGCCATTTTACTTTCTCCTTCATTACCCGAACAATACGGGATTGGTTAAACTTGCTACAGTTAATAATGTAACATCATATCACAGAACTGTCAATGATTTTGGTTAAGTCGGCGCCAATTTGCTTGAGCCATTCAACTTGGTTAGGCATTAGTTTAGCACGAGCCTGTCCAACTTGATTTTTAGTCTTAAAGAACGTGTCTGCCAAGTCCAAATCCTCCGCCGACTACACATACATTAATCATGATTGCTTTCTAAATTTTCTAAATAACTTTTTAAGTTGTTTCCGTGAAGTGTGAGCATCAATGCCTCCTCCTCTTCGAATACAATTATTTTTTGACGTTTAAGCAAGTAGTACGGACCTTTAAGATACCGTTCTAATTGCAGTAAGTTGAGATTTGTAAGTTCTTCTGCAAGTTCAAATTCGTAACTTTGCATTTTAAGTACAGCCTTAACAAGCTGTAAGCCTTGAAGGCTAAGCCTAAGGCTATGTGGATCAGTTGGATTCTTCCACCAACGCATCTGCATTTCACTTGTAGTGGCGCTAGGTATATCGCCCAGCTTTACAAATACTTTAGTAAGCTGATTTTGTGTATACCGTTTATCAGGGGAAGATTTTGTCACCGGCTTTAAGCAAGACAACAGAGAACTTGTCAGTCTTGAACAAGACGTTTAGTTTCTTGCAGAGGTTGATAGCATGACCGCTATTAGAAAAACTTACTTTTTTATATTTTGGACCGGGGTATGCAATGAGTACGTTTGCGGTCTTAAGGTTAATAGGATGGTTATCATAGAAGACCGCCCAGATGCCCTCAGAGGCTAAAACTTGCTCACTCTTATAGGTACTTTTATTAACATGGTCCAACAATACGGTTGGTTTAGGTCTTGACATTTTTTTAGCTATCCTTGATGTACTAATTATTTATCTCAATATATACGCACATTATTTAAAACCTCCACCATCCATACTAACACTTGTAATTCCTGGGGCAGTAACACTGACCTTTGATAATTCGGCTATTGTGGCCATCAAATCATAAATTTCGGCGTGTAAACTGCGAGCTTCTTCGGCATTTAGTGTAAGCAATTTGCCATTACTTTGATTCATGGCTCTAACCTTTTCGTTAAACTTTTTAACGTGTAAGGGTAGACTAGTGCTGTCCATTTGCTTCCTTCATGGCTTCTTGCATACGTTCTTGTGTTTTAAACGGACCTTGATATTCATAACGATTTAGTGTAATCAGTTTAGGACAGTGGGCACGAACCCATGTGCTACTAAATTTAATTATATAGTGACCTGCACAAAAGAAACTTTTGGATTTGGCACCTTTAGTATAGATAGGCAAATAACGTTGAACGTCTAATACTTCATTATGCGGTCTACTTGCGGCAGGAAAGCCATATACATCATAAACATCAAGTTTTTCTTTAACGGGCTTTTCTGCCTTAACAAACGAGATATTATATTTGGCACTGATCATCTTAATGGAAGGAAATTGTTCACGTTTATTATCGTGTACATAAACAAATCCGCCTTCTTCAATGGCCATGATGTTTCCTACCTTGTTGCCGTACAGCTCAACAATCCACATCTTGTTCTTTACAATTGGTTTCGCAATTAGTTCTTCAGTCATAATACAATTATTCCTATAATTAAAATGTAGGTAAGGTGGTGCAAACATTGATCTGCTCCTAGCCATATCCAGAACCTACGGTCTGACGTGGACAACCCACGACTTAAATTTGTTTTAGCCCAGTCGATGTGATAATGTAAAATCATATCAAGCAGACCAAACATTAGTGCTGACATTGGATTTACAAACGGCAATAGAAGCAAGGCAGTTAATGCTCCATGTATGCCAGCATGATCTCTACCGCCCTCAGCACCATACGTGCCTTTTTGTCCAAGCATATAATCAAACTGTAGCACAAAGTCGGCTATAAAATGTTTTATACCAAATAGTGCAAGTAAAATAATTACAGTATTCATCTAGTACTCCTCTCGGCTCTCATTTTGCGACATGCTTCTTTTACTTGAATGGGATAGTCAGGACTAATTTCCGATAGGCTACAATCGTAAGCAACCTTACGTAAATTTTTATCGTCCCATGACCCAGTCATTGCAAATATCACTGCGATGAGAAAAATAATACCAACGAGTATTTCTTTAAATGTCATTTTTTATTTAGAAAATAGTTAAGAATAATAAGAATTGCGTCAATGGCCATGCCTTCGTAGTTGCCACGACTAAATTCGTGTATCATATCCAATGATAGCCAACCGATAATGAACCAAGTGATTTCTGTGTAATTTTGTTGATACCAACGTACAATACTATCCATATTATTTCTCCGGGTAAGGTTTTTCTAGAAAACGCACATAACTGTCAGACTGCTCTGACATTTTAATTAAATCATACTTGCCACAAAACTTTAAGAACTGTGCGCCTACCATTGGGCGACTAAGTGGCTTTGCGCCTTCCGCAATAGTTTCTGCTATTTGTTGCTTAATATCATCTGGTTGTGCAGACAAATCCACTAGTGTTACATTACGATTATAATCGTCTAATACTCTGTGCTCAGACTCGTTATGGTCTGTCCAACGTTGGAGCATGAGATTGTTCCACGCAAAGCCTTTCGCCTCTCTGTCCGCGAAGGCCTCTTCAAGACCAACTTTACTTTTAGTTCCTTTTTTCCGAACTCCCGGGTAAGCTGAAAAGACATTGTCTGTGGGGTCTCCCCGCATACATTTTTCAAATAAAATCCACTTAGGGTCCGGAATAACTTTTGCCGCCTTAGTTTTTTTATCGATGACTGCTTTACCTTTTTTGTCGAAAATACCCGTAATAGTATGGAGCTCATCTGCGATCCCGTTATATTGATTTACATTGTCTGCAAGTAACTGATAAAAATCAGTATCGCTAGATACAATAGTGTGATGATCGTCTGGGTGGCTCTGTATCCATCCAGCAATTAAATCATCTGCTTCTAAATTGCCGTGTTGCAAAACTGTACAATTGGTTTTATTTGCAAGAAAGTCTTTTAGGTTATCGAACGATTCCCAAAATAATTGATCTTCTTCTTGTTCTTTTTCTGTGAGTGCCGCACGAGCTACAGCACGATTGGCTTTATATGGTGCGTAAAAGTCTTTGCGCCACGAGCGACCTTCCAAACAGAAAATAACGTGGTCAGCTTTTTGGTCTCTAAAGGCCTTACTAACACTATTTAGCGTTACATGAATGGAAAATCCTAACCTATCCCAGGTATCGGCTTGGCGGTGGGCGGCGTGTCTAGCACGAAAAAAGGTATTTGCGGTGTCAACAAGTAGATATCTCATGTAGTTATAATAGCATTTAATGATTAACTTGTCAATATCTTTTGGACATAATTTTGGAGCAAGTATTCAGACCAAGCAAGATGGGCATCTGCCCGAAAATGGTAGCTAGTAGGAGTTGCAGTTTGGAATCCTTGGGCTTTTAACCAATTATAATAAGTAAGATCTTCATCGTACGGTCCTATGTAGCATCCGTCCCAATCTATTTCTTCGGCACCCAAATGTCTAAGATTTCGAATATTACTAAACGATGTAAACGTATTAAAAAATATATGTGGTATCTTTTTATCTAGTAATGAAATATGTAAGTTGGCTATGCGCTCGTGGATATTGACTAATTTTTTGTTAACAACCGATGAATTGTGTTGATCAATGACCCATTCCTTATAACGAGTTTTAAGTTCATCTGGAA